TATATCCTATCTCTCTTAATCCGGTTATTGGGCCATCTTTCTCAGGAAGATCACGAAAACTATCATAGGTGAAATGTGCAATATTATTTGTCCGCGTTCCAGTAAGCAAGAATCCTCCATTGCGTATTCTCTCATCCAATACTTCCTGTCTTAAACTGAGATCATAGAGAAATGGGAATCCACATGATGTCAACTTATTATCAACAACCTGTCCGCCCCACCAATCACTCGGGAATATGCTCTCTGCCCAAAATGGTTCTACTGAGCCAGAATTATAAGCATAGTTCAATCTGTCAAATTTCCAACAGTCATTTGCGGTGTTATTAACGGTTGCCGGGGTCGTGCAGATGCCCGTAACACCGAAAACCTGATCCACGTCTCCTTTATGATATAGATGACCATTACTATCAACCGCAATATCAAACACCATCCCTGTGCCATAAGCTATCGTCTGGCCTAATCCTTTCTTTGGACGATATAATTCGACAAGTATGTTTGTAGGTGAAAGAAAATCAACACCCGCTACCGATGCTGTAAAGATAATGTCGCCTATCCCTGTAGTAGATAATGTAATACCTATTGCAGCATACGCGACATGCCATGAAGCAATGAAATCGGTTACTGTTGCAGCCAACCCGCCAACATTCCATGTGGCGGTTTTCTCCAATGTGCCTACACATATCTTTGCTGTTCCACTACTACCAGAAAGAGTTATTGTATCAATCCTCGCAGTAGGAACAGTAGGATCATTGGCCTTAGTATAAACAACCGTCCCATTAAGATTGCCTGTGAGATTAGTTATTGCGGTAGTTCCCAGATCAAGGTCATGTGGATGGTTCTTCGCCTGGAAGATGAGCCAATCACCACTTATAGCACTCCCATCACGGGTACTCGTACTCTCAATTTCATAATCATAGAGTACCGTGTATTTTGTAATAATGCCCGTAGCAGGGTCAATAATACCGATAAGCCTTACCCTGTCTCCCGGCTCCCAAGCATAAGCGCCTACTTTCCACCTGTTATTTTGTAAGTATGTCCAATCAAATGTCATCTGCACATTCATAGAATACCTATAAGTGCCATAAGAAAGTTTGGCTACATCACTCTCTCTTATCTGCATGAAATAATCCATGGAGTTATTGCCAAAATAGACTATCTCATAAGTCTCTGCCCAATCAGGAGGTGCGTTTAATATTTTGAATTTTAATTTTACAATAGAACTGAGCAGATTCAATACTCCATTTGGCTCTGTGTAAAAGGGAATATATACAGGATCAATAGGCATCACCGAACATTGCCTGCCTGACCTGTCTTTATACACTATGCCGAATCCATGCGATGATCCACATTTAAGTTCAGGATATTTTATCGTGTTCCCAAGACTTAATATGTATGCACTATAAGTGTAATCTGCAAAAATAGTATTGATATTACCATCCTGATATGTTGGTATCTGTCCAAAATCACGATGCACATTATATAACCAAATCTCACCTGCAGGAGACCCCGGGGCTACAACAAAAAGATGAGCAGGATCATTAAGACTGGCTAACAATCCGGCTTTTAAGGCTGCCGTGGTATCTCCTGCTAACACTGTATAAGTGGCTGTTCGGCTCGATATACCCTGCGTTATGCTCGCTATGGTTATATAATATATGTCATTTGCTATCGGTGTTGCCGGCAAAGAAACTATTAGATAGCCAGATACAGTCCTTATTATTTGATCTGTCAATGGAATTGGAGTCATTACCGTAGATGACATGTGAGGAACCATTAAAAGATCATTCCTCGATACTCCGGCAGAGACATCTACATAAGATATCTCCGTTGTTATTTCAGGGGTGATAATATCTTCTCCTTCGGTGATCTTCCCAAAGACAATAGCATTACCCCCTACAAGTTCCATGTGTCCCGCCTTTATAGGAACATAAGTAAAAGGTTCAGCCATAGTACCAGCATCAATAATGTCTAAGACCTTATCGTTATAAAAGGCTGAATCAATATCCGTGTCGTGAGAGAAGATCATTTTATTATGTCAAATAGATTATTCCAAGTGCGTTCCATTCAATGATACTCGTTCCATTGACTACTGACTGATCTCCAAAGTCAATAATGGCTCGAATCGGAGATGTAGCCTGATTCCTTGTGTCTTTAAAAAGAATACCATAGCGATAAGTCAGTGTTGCCCCCGGACCAATACTTACATCATTTGCATCAAGAGAATAGTTATTAGTATCGGCCAGTGATGCTTTCCCTGATATAGCAACACCTCCTGCAGTATATACACCTCCAGAATCAGTTATCTCATACGTTGCAGGCAACACATCTGCTACAAACTGTTGAGTGCCAGCATTTGGAGTGAAGGTGTTTTTCAATAACATGAGTTTCCATGTCTCATTGTTCACCCAATTATCGGTGATCTCTTTTTTTGCGAACTTCGGAATTAAACTTGCCATGATATTTGTTTTTTATACGATTATTATTGATGAGATTAGATAGACTATTATAGCATCCCCTGGCGCAGCATTGCTTGTCATAACTAATGTTTTGGTATTACTTCTCTTGTTTGATACTAAAATGTTGCCAGACCCCGCATTTGCACCATTTTTCGTTATGGAATAATATATCGTTATTGGAACGTTATATCCATAAGCCGGATTGTCCGGGGTAAAAGTAGTATCAACATCGGGAGAGCCATTTGTTGCACTACCCGAAGTATTAGATAATGTCATCCCCCCTGCTTCTAAAGGATTTATAAGAATTGACACCGTAGGAGAAGATGCAGAGGTATATTGAGTCACCATAATAGACGTTGAGTTACCCATAACATCCGTTATCACGACTATCCCTGATCTTTGTGGCCCTGTGTTTACTGAAGATGGAGTAATGCCTATTGTCTGCCCATTAATTATCGTTGCACCTGCCGATAATGGAGTATTATGAATAGTCTCGAAAACCGTTATCCATGAAGGGAATGATGTTAATGTAGTAGCAGAACCTCCAAATATGCTTATCACGGCATCCTGCCCTAATACTATGCCATAATCGTTAGCATTCCAATGCATATCTAAGATGCTCGATGTCAAATAATGATTTACCACAGTAGGCGTTGGTATTGTGATTGTTGCACCCACCTGAGAAGGATTCCCCACCGTTCCATTCATCACATTCGGGTAAGGAATAGATAATCCAAGTCCCACATAAGATGGTTTTACCACACCAGATATTTCACCACCCTTTTCTTGCACGCTGAACTTATCAATAGTTTTAATAAGAAACCACTTAGAAATATCACTACTACTTCTTGCGACAATCTCTATCTGTCTTACCTCCTCACCACCAGTATTAACAAGGATATTTAAGGCATTATTAAGAGATGTCATCTCATTAGCCAAGCCTGTAGCTGTCTCTTCTTCTCCATTTGGCATAGGGACGATACTTGCGGGAGAAAACGTACTCCTTCTCCAATCCATATAAACATATCGGTAGGCAATCTGGAATAATGTCTGTCGGAGACTATTGACCTGACGGCTTACATCGGAATAATATTGCACTACCGGGGCATGTTTGGGAGGCATAGGCTCAAAATAGAAATTCTCAATATTCATAGAATAATAAGCGTCTTCTATCATGCAGAGCCTTGCCCAATGAATCCCATTATCCGACCATGGTTCGTATCCTACATTATGATCAACAATACTCTTATAGAAATAATTACCATTGGAAACTATCTGATCAATGCCATAAGATGTTACCGCATTCCATTCTGCCGTATTTGGGTACTGACCATAGCCAATCTTGTAATAGAATGAGTTTTTGGCCCTTTTAATGTCCATCTGATAGATGGGAGCATTATTATCCGTCCACACCAACCGGCCAAAGACTACTTTTGCATTCTGGAATTTATGTAGAGGATCAAAGCCAATGGCATTGTACTTGTCGTAATAAACCACTGACTGAACTCTTGTATCAACGTTTATCTCTATAATCCATGCAGAACCATAGAAGGTGTCAATATAAAAGACATAAAGGTTTCTTGTTGTAGGATCCACGCAGTTACCACAAAGCAGTATATTGGTTACGTATGACGGTTGCTTGGGATTAAGAAAACCAATGTTCTTTATAAGCCTTACCGACAAATAATCGGTTTTTAAGGCAGAAGTTTTTGTGGCTACCGCACTACCATAAGAAAGGGATAATATTTCGGCTGATAAACTCATTAATTTGTAGTTACGGTTACTCCTTTTGCAATGAGGTTATTCTTTGCGGTGATACCCAATCCTGCCGGTGCTGCATTTGTCCCCCCTGCTAAGTCTATATTCCCAGTCGTAATGCCCGAAGAATCCAATACAATCAATATTTGGTTAATCACATTAGCCACAGTTATCGAACATCCATTTACAGTCAAAAATACGAGTACAGTCCATGTTGCATAATTGACGAGAGATGTTATGTTTGGACAACTGGCTAAATAAAGAGTTTCCATGTGAACCCATGCCGGGAACACAGTCACATTACCCATATTGGGACAGTCTCTTGTGTATAGCCGGGCAAGGTTTATCCATTCAACAAATGTATCAAGGTGTGTTATGTTCGTATAACTCACATTAATAGAATATAGATTAACCCATTCTTTAAAAGTACCCACACTCGCCACATTCGGATTATCAGCTATCTCCAGATTGGTCAAATTCACCCATTCTTTATGTAACGTAACACTTGCAAATAAGCCACCGTAGGAATACAAGGCCACAAGATTCACCCATTCAGCACAAAATAAAACAGTAGTAATAGGATTATCGTCAATAGTCAAATCTGTCAGGTTTACCCAACTCGGTAATCCGATGAAACTTGTTAATAAATTTGACCCCACATTAAAACTTTCTAACGAAGGCCATGACCCAAGCACTAAAGAACTAATTAGATTGTTATTCAGATTGGTATTGATGAGCCCATCGCATAGATTGAGACCAGTGATACTTGTTATGTTATCATTAAGTGCAAAAAATTTGGTTATATTTTCCGGATTGGAAATAGTAATCGTCTTTGCTACCCCTGTATAAGCATGAGTAAAAGTATGCGGTGTCCCCGTAAGTGTATATGGTGTATCTGCGGAACCGTCACCCCAAGTAATATTTATCGGACCGTCACCAGCTATATCCATAGAATAACTACCATTCTTAGTGGTGACTATCGAAACAGCAAATATACTCTCATCCTGTAACCAGAATAACCCATTAGCTCCGAGTAACTCAAATACGCTATCAAACTTACCTCCAGGCAATGCTCTGAAGCCAAATGAGTCATCGGCTCCTGTATTCGGATCAGTCCAATGTTCTTCCCCCACTTCTTTCATGTGTCCTCCGGCAAGCATCAACCCCCCCATATAAGTCAATAAAACAGTTATCTCTGCATCCGTAGGCACATGCCATCCATCAGGTGCAAAATCAACTGACATTATCTGGTTCCATGTGTAAAGACCTCCATAGATGGCCCTGTTTGCCTCATTATCATTATAAACCTTGCTCCCCGGATAAGCGACATCCCAATTCCTCCGCATCCAAACTTGAGTGCCTATTTTTATTTCATCCCATCCCTGATATAGAAAGTTGCCACCGATGGCCTGCCCATAATAAGTGATGTCTGCAGTAGCATTGATAGGTATTTCAACTTCTCCCTGTAACGTCTCAGCATCACCGGCACCCTGCTTCTCGTTGCTACTCGCCATCCTCATATTCAGAGCGTGGGTTATCTCCTCTGGTTTTAAATCAGCAGGGATCGCATCACTGTTCAATGCTAAAAATCGTTTTACATCTTTCAGTTGCACAGCGAAGCCTCCTGATTAATTATCGCCTTTTTCATTTGATATATGCCAGATTGATTTTTCATCGTTTAGGTGATTGCATATAACCTGATCTAAGTACACTTAATAGTTCATTCGCAGTAAACTCAAAATTAAAGGAACGTAACGCTGCTATGGATTCGGTGAACTCCTGTTTGCGCCTTCCTATCTCAGCCATTGCTGTTTTCATCTGAGCCCGGCCAGTCATAAACCCTGTCATGTCGTTAATAACCATCTGCCACAGAACATAATTACGAAGAGCATCAACACATTCACGGGGTATCAGCGATGACCCATCTGGCTTTAATGCGGTACCGATGTATTCAAGGACGATTTCAGACCTCGGGGTGCTTCCTGAAAAGACTATCTGCCTTCTTTCCATGTCAACACGATAATAAGCACGATCAAGACCTCCTGGCAACCCATAGAGTCCTCCGACAAATTGGCCATTCCTCCAGTGATCGGTAAAGAAAAGGGCATCAGAAATTCCGGTACCACTATTAACTGTAGTATTCCCTATTGCCACTTGTGTATCATCAAATACTCTCGGGAATAAGAGTTGATCATGTTGAGTCAATACTCTTAACTTACCGTTGACAGGAATCCCTATTTTTGTATATGTAATGAAGTCGGCAGGAAGGTCAACTGTCTTGGCCGTACTCATATGAAGATATACAACTTCAAGAGAGTTATTTATGTGAAATAACGCAAGTTCCTCTGTATATCCCTCTATCGCTATCTGACATAATCTTTTATACGATTTCATGCTGTATTCCCCCAACCTATTTAAAATAGACATCACGACATATCTTATCGTGACGAATCCAGGGGTCTTAGGTATAGCGTTACTCATGGCTATCAGGTTATGGGTTCATTATCAATAGTAGGGTCAGGCTTCGGCTTGTGCATCATCACATCAATGACTCTCTGCACAATGTTATCCTCTTCTCCTGCCGGTATCGGGGCCTCATCGTAGTCTCCGAGTTGTTCTAACGAAACTATCATAAGAATATCAAGTTTTGTTATTGCATTTGGAGCAACAGGCAATCTGTCAAGTTTGAGTATATGGCTTTGCTCTCCATCCGTTGTGGCAAGGTTATTCTGCTCGAGCCTGTATGTAGGCGTGTCATCCATCGTGTCAACTTCCAATTCCGCAAACACCACATTAGCCCCTGCTTCAATAGGTGCAAAGACGTTTGTGTTATCGGCATTGTCACAGACTTGCCTTATTCCAAGTCCGTCTGGCAGTAGAATAGGCGTAATGGGTAGAAACGCATAAGCACTCTTGCCCGTCTGACTAAATACATCAGCCGTATATGTACGACTCCATGCGTCCAGTTGACTGAAGTCACTCTCCCTCTTACCCTTCTCCCATGTCTCATAGACTATCTGACGGAATACATCGCGTAGATGACCAATGATCACCCCCGGATGATAAACGGATTTCATATCCCCTACAACATCATTTGCAAAGAAGTCCTGAACCAAGTCAACATATTCTATTATGCGCATAATCAGTTAGTTACGTTTCTGCATGGCTTACTTTCTTTTCTTTACGTGTTCTGGTAAGTGCTTATTTTTACTTGCCTTATCGAACTCTCTCACTGTCTTATGTGAGATTTTGCCTTCACTTTCAAGTTGATGAAATTTCCGGCGCTGAGCATTTGAGACATAGGGGCACATAGTTTTGAGTTTTATTGACCTGTTTGAATTTGTTGATTAGCAATCTGAACTATCTCCTCGGCACGAAGATTGATTCCGATATATTTGAGAAGCATCGCAGTGAGAGTGATGTATTCGTCTTGAGGCCATTCTGGTTCCACTGAATTGACAGCATCATAAGTAATCTCACCATCTCCGATGACATAAGCAAACACTGGATCATGCGGCCATCTGAAGTATGCAAAATCTACCTGAGTTATAGGATCGGGAACTATATCTGATACCTCGAATGGCCAAATGTAAATCGCATCACTTCTGAAGGTGCATATCGGCATCCTTGAAACCGGCCTCTTGGTGTAGTTTCCAAGCCTGCTCGATAGCTGTGACTCCGTAAGCACCTCTATTCCTTTCGGGAGCACTGTGTCAACCTTATTGATCTTTATGGTGAAATTGTTTGTTAGTTCAATTCTATGACAGTAGTCAGCCGGATAAGGTATTGTGCCATTGACAAGAGGCACGTTCTTCAGGAACACCTTGAAGGCCTTCAGGTCGTCCATGTTCTTGAGGGTTATCTCGGCATACTCTTTTGGGATAGGTCTCCCTGGCTGATATTCCTCCGGCAGTCCATATTTATTCCGGAAAAGGTCAATATTCACTACCTTGATGAGATCCTTGAATTGTTCCGGAGTAATAATGTTGCCACCAAAGTCCTTATTCACAATAAGGTTCACCAAGTTATATATATCCCAAAGAGTCATTGCCGTACCTCCTGATTAGAAGTTTATTGATGCGCCAAGTAAAATGCCAACTGTCTTAAAATTAGTATCGACACCTATATTTACGAATTGAAAAGCATTGATTAATAATGCCAGTTTTATTGTAGCAGGATTAATCTGATTAATGTCAGTACCTAAAAGTGCAGCCAGGCTTATTCCAAAGTCATTATAAGGTGTTCCGTCAGCAAGTGGCACAAAATGTCTGTACCCGATTGCCGGACCAACCGAACTGAGTGGTGCTGAATCAAATTGCTTTGTAGTTTTATTCCATGTAAGTTCCTCGGCTGTTACTTCAGCAGAAAACCTCCATAACCAGGTTCCTGGAGTTGCGACTACCCCAAACGGGGCTGATTTTGCTTTGAAAAGCGTTGAGGGAACAGGCTGCCATATAGACTGAGCCTGACAAAGTGTTACTGTTAAAAGTAACGATAGTGCAATAAGTAATTTTTTCATAACTATTTATTTAATGGTTTCTTTGTTTGATACAGTTCCGCCGGTTACATTGCTATCTTTAGCAACGAATGAGAATGCAGCCAGCAAGCCAGCTATAATAAGAGCCTTCCAATCTGGTTTACCAGTTTGGAGAATAGGAGCAATAGCAACCATGACGGCTGCCAAACATCCAAACAGAGTTGTCTTCCAACTTTTCATAATTTTAATTTTTAGTTATATAAGTAAGTTCTTCAATTAATTCTTCAGTCATCAGTTCAGGAGGAACAATCGCATAAGCCTCATCCCATGTCTGATCAACCCAGTCCCAGGTACCTTTCTGTTCTGCAGCCCATGTAATGTTATTTACATTTGCCTGATCATAACCGGTTGTAAACATCGCATGACCTTCATCAAGAAGTTTTCCTGGAGTCCAGATGACGTGATGATTATTAAAATCGTCAATAGCATTTGCCTGAACCTGGAATCCCATGTAAACGCCTCCATAGAATTGAATTGCCTGCATGATATGAGTATGGTTCTTTGGATCGAGTTCACCAAAAACAACAATCTCCTCGCCAAGATATTTATGTTTTCTCCATTTAGTCAGGAGGTCAAGTTCATTATATCCACGGTCACGATAACAGGTGAGTCTGTTGTAAAGAGAGATTACAGACTTCGATGTAGGTATGACTATCCCCCCAGGATTACTTATTGCCTGAAATACTGTTATTGCATGAGCTATGCCTGCAACCGTACAGTCACCTTTCCGGTCATTACCGTCCATAGGAAATAATGTACTCGCATCAGTAGTGCCTGCCCTTATATAAACCTTTTTAAGATTCTCAAATGCAGGATCCGGAGTGGGCAGTGATGCCATATATTTAGCCAGTTGAATTGTCTTGACTTTCGTTTTCTTCGGATTTTTCCCAAAGCAAAGTATTTTTCCCATATCATATTGATTTTAAAATATCCGCATCTTCTGTTGCCCTTGTTCCGACTTGTTTTGCCCACTGGCTTTCTAACATTGCCACCGCAGCACTTTTGTAATCTCCAATCTCAATAAAATGAAGCGTGTTTTTGAAGTTTAAAAGACCTGTAATGCCAAGGTTAAAAGCCATATCAATTAATACTGTTTTAACTTTATCCGGTTTTGAATCAAACCAAGGGATCACAGTTTTTAACTGATTTGTGAAATACTGGATATCATTGTCTAACATTATCATTGCTTCATCTGTTGAAATACCTCGATTTACAAGATTCCTGCCTACACCGATAGTATCTATACCTTTCGTGTCTTTATAGACGAAAAGTTTAAGAGCCTCATGTTTTATTAAAAGTGATTGAATATCTTTCATATTATCGTATCATTTAAAAAGTCTTTTGGGAACATTTTAATAGCATACCCTTTTGGCAAATTCACCGATTCGCCTCTCGGATTCGTTACTACCGGAGTACCAAGTTCATCAACTTTCTTATTCGTTAACTGAATCTCTACACTGTTTGCTTTGCTCTGTTTGCTCCCAAAAAAACTAGAATAAGCCGTGATACAAAGACCTATTGCCATTATTACCGTTGCAATCATCTGAAGTGTCTTTTGAGTAGCTGCACGTTTTTCTGATCTGATCTCCAATGCTGTTTTTTTAATGTCCTTATTTGCTTCTTTCTCACCTTCGCATTTTGACTTCCATTCATTCAAATCCCTTACCGACCCGTTTTGCCGTTTAACCCTTTCTGTCAGTTGATCAACTGAATGACGAATATCCTGCGTCTCTTGTGTTAATAGAAGCGTTAGGCTTGAGACATGAGTCCCGACTATTTTATTGATGGCCTCGAAAACTTCCTTATCACTCATGTTCTTGTTATATTAATCAGTCATTTATTGGAGGTTACTACCGACGAACACATTTTAATCATTCATTATAAGTGTCGTCGAGAACCGGATACAACTATTTACATTATACTAATTTTATTTCTTCAACTTGTATATATGTGCCAGCACCCCCTGTATTTTCAATGGAATGATAACACATCAGTCGGCTTCCAACATAACATAAATGTGGTTTTTTGTAAAATTTAGGTACGATCTCTGCTACTTTTGTATTATATACTAATGGCAAGTTAACTCCATCATTTGTAAAGGTTACACCATCATTACTTACTCGCATTGCTATTTGTAAATTATTCGCCAATGATTCAGCCGTTACTAAATAATATTTACCACCTATAATTTTTAATCCCTCGTGTACGGCAACAGCGGTATAAGTAACACTAAGTGCCTGTTCATTTGAATAAGTACCATCTATCGTAGCACACGAAATCCTCCCAAGCGTACTCGGAGCAAATGCAGGATTATTAGATTCTGCATAATAATAGTATGTTGCACCTACTTTAACCAAAGTCCCTGCCCCCATTATATATCCAGAAACACTTGAATCATATATTATTGCAGGATTCCCCACATTCCATGTTATGCCGTCAGTTGATTTAATCATGCGTATTTGACTACGCCCGGCAATTTCCGTGCTTCTATATGTCAAATAAAGAGTGCCTGCTTCATAATATAAATCGGGGTCAGAATACTCCGATGGGCTGGAATCTATATGGGGGAGAATTGGGTTTGACCCTCCGACAGGGACGATCCAATTAATCCCATCATCCGACACAAATATCTCAGGGTCTTCATACGATCTATCACCAAATGGATATGGAGTACAAACCATCCAATACTGATAACCATTCCATTTAGCACCAATATTAACAACAGAAGGATGTAAACATTCATCATTCCCAACCACAGACGTGGGTATTGAGAGTGCTTGTTTTGTGCTATTAACAGGATAGGCAATAGTATAGGCCATTAACTGTGTCGAATAGTTTGCCAAATATTCCTCCATTGCTCCTATAACGTCTCTTATTTCATAGTCATTAAGATAAGAAAACAACATCGCATAACGACATTGATTATTTGAAACACTTGGTGAACCACTTATATTCCTTGCACATATAAATAATTCCTGATCTGAAATAACTGTTGAATTAATAGGAGAACTATCAATAAATAAATTATTCCCCTTATAATAACTTCCAGATGCCCCCCTGCTCATTGCAAAGTGTGTTTTCCCACTTGTAATGGCTATTGACTGTGCTGTCATATCATTACAGAAAACATTAGTCACCCCTGATTTTATCTGCACCAAGAAAAACGAAGCCCCTTGACTCCCAAAATCATAACTTGCTGATATAACGTCAAGTCCGAATCCTAATATTACACATACATTATCTTTTCCAATAACCGTTGCATCAGTAGACATATTAAAATGAGACCTGACATATTTACTACCCACAGGGACTCCTGTATATCCCTCGTAGGCTGCAAATGGTGGCGCATTAACAGGTGCTGGGTCATGCGTACCGGGATTACGCCAGTTTACGTTTTGTCCTCCTGTATGAGTTGCAAAAATATCAATAAACTCTGCCTTCGCATAATACCCATTATCCACTAAATATTTTAATAACTTATTTTGAATCACTGCATCAGCAGTTGATGGTTGAGTTCCCATTGCAGTTTTAACAGCAAGATATTCTGCAATAACCGCAACATTATTTGTTACTGTTTTCGTTTGTCCTGTCTTTACGAATGTTGCTACAACCGAATCCCCGTAAATAACAGAAGTCGAAAGAACCAAAGTCATCACTGACCCCGCCCATGATGCAGAATTAACTGTAAATCCTGCAATAGTTATATCACTTGCAACCAAATTCTTTGGACTTGCAAAAGTTAATACTACATGAGTCGGGGCTGCATTTTCAACCGTTGCCGAAATCATATTCGTCCAGTACGATTGAGGAGAAATCCCTCCTCCAATAGTGGAAAGTTTATTTAACCGATTAATAATATTCAGTTTATTGATGGCCATGGATTCTTAAAATAAGAATTATTACACCCCACAAGTTGATATTTGGGCTATGCCACCAAAGATGGCCACAATATCGCCGACATTACAGTTTTGATAAATTTCCTGTTGATCTGCCAAATAATGCCCTGTTACTGCACTTGCCACGGGATTTGCGCCTATTAAGAAATAGAGGGGACCAGTTGATGCCACTATCCTTACTGCTGTTCCATTGATTGCCACACTCTGCGCAGAAACGAGTGTCCCGGTAACAGATTGTGGATCATTTAATGGGATTATAGGTACAGGATCACCATTAAAATCTACTTTTTGCTTAAACTGACGGGGCGTTGCCATGATATTGCGTTTTAAGAATTAACGAACTGACAGAAAATCACATCAAAGTTAATCTAATTATTTGATAAAAAATAAGGGCAAGCTATTTTTATTTAACTTACCCTTATCAGATATTAAGATTAGAAGAGGGGGGAACTAATTTGTCACCTTCTCTTTTACAGGTGTTTTCTTACTTATAAGAACAGCCTTCACGTCCTCCCTGAACTCCTCGTTGCCCTTGTAGTATTCATATAATGCTTCTGTGGCATTGTCCTTATTTGGCGGTACTGTGAATACCTTCTGATCTTTCCCCCCTACTGCTTTCCAGTACCATGTCTTGCCCGGCCCACTACATTCAAGCAATTTCATGTCTATGACTTTCTGAATTGATGTCCTCGCTTCCAGTTCATCATCCGCATTGACCATATTAAAGAATTTGGTTGGGCCGTCTTTCGTTGACCATACCTTATCATTCAAAGCCATGCGTACCTGGGAGAATGCTAATTCATTGACATTAGGAACAAAGTATGCTCCAAGAACCTCTCTTAGTTTATCTTCAGGAAATGCCATATCACCAAAGATGAGAGCGTCCACCTTCTGCTGTATCTTTTTCTTCTCCACTCTTTTCTCTGCATCAGAAACAAGATCCTGAAACATGAACTTGGGTCTGGGTGACTGTTTCTCACCTTTATCTTGTAAATCTTCCTCGCTCTTAAATCGGTATTCTGATTTTTTTAAAAGGAAATAGATGAGCTCAATGTCCGCACGATCAATAAATCTTTCTCCTTCAAACATGAAGTCTGTAGGAACGTATGTCTTCCTCCCTACATTGTCAATAATGATATTCTCTGCATATCTCCACAACTCCGAGCCCTTATCATTCTTGACTGTTGATCTCAATGGAAAGGTTATGGATGCAGGCTTGTCCGGTAGCCGATTATGTGGCGACCTGCTTTTTACTACACGATCTGCCGGATAAACAACTTTCACGGGAAATTTATTATGAAAATAGTCCTCCAATGCCTTGATCTCTGTTGCTGCCAATTTGTACGGTTCGTCATTCTTGTATAACATAGCTTATTTGGTTTTTAAAGGAAATAGGATGCCCCATTTCGAGGCATCCTTATCCTGTGGTTACTAAGTTGTCTCCATAATTACCATCTGATTGCCTCCACGGAAATGACCTCCAATGTGGCATCTCTGGTATGTATTCACCTTATCAAATTCGGTGACTTTTAATCCTTCTCCTGCACCACCAACTTTCCATACTTCCATCCTGCGGGAGTATTTGCCAAGAGCACGGTAACGGGTTCCTATGGAATCAACCATATTGCCTGATACTGGGTCTTTTTTCTTGTTGATAGGCATAAAGATGCCAAGTTTACCAGCACTGTAGCCAGTAGCACCTTCAATCTGAGGATTGTTGAATGCACCCATTCTTTTGAATAGAAATGTCCTCTCTGACTTCTGCAGATAAAGAAAGTTCACTGAGGCTGCAAGGCTTCCGTCCTTATGGAAAAGAACATCATTGACTGCTTCTTTTGCAAACTGAATGTTTGTATTTGCAAAGTAAACCTTCAGCGCATTTTCCATCTGCTGATGTAAACTGATACCTAACAGGCCAAGAGTATATTCTCCTGCAAAGTTACGGTCAAGAGTATTATCCATAGTGTCGAATGCTCCGACATCAAATGCACCATCAATATAAGTCTGCTCGTTCCCCACTCTCCTGATGTAAGGAATTGCACCCTCGGTGAATTTGATTGGCCTTCCGGTGACAGGATCGGTTATCGAACCATCACCACGTCTTCCCCAAAGAAGTGCACCATCAATCTTGAGTGCCATACGGTAGTCAATATCAATCTGCCCTTTGAAATAATATGCAGGTATTGACTGCCCTTTGCTTGTGACATCAAACCAATCCTGACTGGTCATCTCTGTACCAGTGTAACCGATAGTCTCCTTGATGATCTGAGCATCGTTTTCATATTCCCATGTGCCAGAGAGAGCCGGATCGGGCTGTCCTGATCCTTCTGAGAAGGCGCCAGTCCTAATGATGATCGTCTGCCCTGCGGTTATAGCGGGAATGTTATCTGCCTGGTTGACCGGATATACCCACAACACGGGTGCTGTTGGCACGGTCTTAACAATATCATAGACATAACCCATGACCTCATTGGGGAACATAAGAACATCTCCTTTGCGTACATAGAAGTTGTTGTTCGCATCAAGGTCCTGCGGGTCGAGTGTGATGAGAGATACTGCTCCTGCTGCTGATGCTGCAACAGCATTTAAAGCATGAATAGTAGTATGGATATGATTTTCTTCATAATGTCCATAAGTGTCTAAGGCTACCGGCTCTTCAAATCCCATGGATCTGAGTAACTGGAAGTAAGAGGCGCCCTGATCTCCGTACCTGCTAAAGAGTACGTTCATTTTCTGAGGCTTGTGAATATCGAAGCCCGAAACTATATCAGAGGCATATATTTGAGCAATTGCTTCTGGTCCCATTGTATTAATTTTTAGAAGTTAATATTAATAATGCCTCTTGTGATTACTGTCTTACAAAAAAATAATTACCTACCGTTTAGTTCTGCCTGAAATGCTTTGTCGGCTTTTTCCTCATCCGATAACGGCCCTTCTCTCATGTCGGGCTTGTCGGTGTTCTTAGACGATGGATGACTGTATTTCTCAAGATATTCCTCCTCCTTCATAGACCTCGCACGATCAAATATGGCGTGTGTGATCTCCTCAAGATTAGAAAGTATCGCTTCAGAGTACATTTGTATGGCAACATTCTTAACATTTGCTGCATCATTAACTTCCATTTGGTTGCTAACTGCAAGATTAGAATATTTGTCCATAATTAACTTTCTCGTCTCCTCTGGTAAAACAAAGGTGACGATAGGTTCCTTACTCCCTTTAATTGGTATTGGAATCGTTGAAAACTCCTTTACCATAGCTTCAGTAGTTTTTGTCCATCCGTCCTTTTGAGCCTTTTCAATCTCAGGCGTCCATTTTATTTTTCCGTCAGGTGGTAAATCTGCTGGAATCTCTGGCATTTTGATCTTCCCCTTGAGGTCCTGAAGTTTCGCCTTGGCCTTATTCCCTTCCGAGTTTACTTCCAATAGGTTGTCATCAAATTCCTCCTGAGTGAGTTCTCCTGCCTCTACTTTCTTAGGGTCCACATTGAATCTCCTCTCGAGACTGCGTTGTACCTGTGGTTCCTTCCCAGCCAATGTAGGATCATCAATAATACGCTGAAGGACTAAAGCATCCATGGGTTTCATGTTTGCCACATCCGAAGCACTTAATTTATTGAAGATTCCCGCATCTTTTATCCCCGTCTCGCGTACAAACTCGTTAAATTTAGCAATGTCATCATTCGCGAATGCATGTTTCGGCTTTGCCTTAACTTGAGTCTCAAGCTCTTGGTTCTTCCGTCTCAGAGTCGCCAATTCCTGAAGCTGATCGGGTATATTTGCTTTTTTAAAATCCTCGACAGTCTTGAACTGCTCTCCGAACATCTCGTTCAGCATGGCAGCCTTGATAATCTCTGGATCTGGTACTTCTTTATGTTCATCCGGCTTTTTCTCATCCGGTTTCTTTTCTTCTGACTTATCCGGTTTTTTATCTTCCGGTTTCTCCGGTTCAGGAGTGCCGCCTCCTCTTTTTGTTTTGATCTGTGCTGCTACTTTTTCTGGGTCAACATCATTGCCCTCAAGTAATGCGTCAATCTCATCATCTCTGCCGTCTTGTTTTGCCATAACTTTTAAAATTAAGTTTTACAAATATATGATTTTTTTATTGCTGTGCTCCTTGTTCGGCTGCCGTCTGTGCATGAATTTTACCAACGGTCTGAACTAATCCCATGCTTCCCTTCAATTGGATCATCTCTTTCTCATGTTCGCGATCTGCCTGAGCATACTGTTCGTCAATGGCTTTCTTTGCCTGATAAAGCCTTATTGCCTCATCAGTCTTGATCTTCTCCGTTGCCTGAGAAAGTTGTTCTTTTATCTTAATAGCCTCTTGCTCACGTTGACTGTCAAGTTGCATGTTCTCCCTCTGAAGTTGAAGTTGTTTATCCTTGTTTTTCTTGCTCTTATAGTTCAGATAAACTTCCGCATATTTAAGATTACCCGATTCCAAGAGCCTTTCTATCATTAAGAAGTCAGGAAGTCCAATACTCGTAGAACCATCCTTATCCGGGGTCATAGCCTGCATCGCCGCTTTCATAATCACATCGCGCCTCTCATCCGTTGGCTTTGCTTCATATTTGATGTAATAATCTGCATCCACGGTGTCTGCACCTGCACTTACTATCTGCACACCCATTGATCCTAACACCGGCATATAACCTTCATAGGCTTCTTTGTCGTGCTTTATTAACAACTGAATCCTGAGAGATAAATTCTTGGCAGTCTTTTCTTTGATGTTTAGATATGCGCTATAAATAGGTCTTAAAGCGTTATTTGTCGCTGCAATAGCCATCTTATTACTTCCTACCGGTGCATTGGGATCAGGACTTGAAGCATCGGCAGCCTGATTGATACCTGTGGTCTCACGTATGTCTTCCGCATTGAACTCCCATACCTTTATGAACTCTACTAACTGATTCCCGATACCTCCCTCTAATTCCTGGATAGGTTTAAATCCTCCGGGCACATTAGGAACTCCCTTATGCGTTGTGGACTTATAAAGTAATGTTCCTGTCTGAGTTTTTATTTTTATGAGGTCGAGAGGTTGGAGTTTCTTTGCGCCAAGAGCCATGTTCTGCAAAGATGTGAACTCAATAGCAAGTCCCTTAGGTGCTGACATCGCAATGGCATTCTGTAACTTGAAATAAGCAAGTACCATCTGATGAATATGTGTCTCCGAAAGGCTTACAAGCGATCTGTAAGGAAGTTTATAAAGATGATAGGATAATTCCACTTCTTTCTTGCCCGGGCGAGGAACGTCAAACTGAAGTCCAAAGTCGTACACATAATCAGTACCTATGATCCACTTGCATTTATAAACGACTTTTATATCATATTTCTCGGTTTTCTTCTTCTCAGTGTTGACTACCTTTCCCCAATCCTCATCATACATGATGTCGAAGCCATATTGAGTCTTGCGCTTGGTCTTATACTCACTATTTATAGACATCCACTCTGCATCCATGACATCTACAAGGAAACTGTCATAATTAGCACTCCGGATGTCTGCGTTATAAGTTAGCGTGTCGAGAGATATGTTCCCACGTATCCCATTATAATTATCTGCTAACTCCCTTAATGTGGATTCAGGAACGTCTGGATTGAGTTTACGGATATCAGATATGAGAATCTGAGTTAATTCTCCTCCAAATTCCATATTCTTATGATTCTGGAATCTCGAATACTGACCTATGAATTTTGCAGGGTCAACATATCTCGCTTTTACTTTACGGGTATATTTGTCAGTGTAGTCTTTTGTTGCACAACAATTAATCACACAAAGATCACGGATGATCTTTTTCTTCGTTTCCTTCCATTCTGATATGTAAAATGAATAATCAAGAACCTCTTCTATCTCCCTTTCTCTTGCCAACTTAAAGCCGCCGGCTCCCTCATATAAGTTTAACTCCTCCATTGACTCAGGGATGTATTCATCCGACTTGTCAACACCCATTGCTTTATCAATGTAATTGAGAGCTTCTTTAAATTTCATACGATACTGCATATCGAGTTTTGCAGCCTCTTTGTCATCAGTGCTTGTCGGATCAACAGCCGTGGCTACCACCTGATGATCGGTCTGTTCCATCATCCCCTCAACGACACGCAAGAATTTAGGCATGACCGAAGGAATATCCCAATTAATATTCATATAACCGGTCTGCGCTCCCTTCTCATCGCTCTCGTCAAGTAATATTTTCTGGTATTGCAGAACATCTTGTCTGCCAGCGGCAAGGTCTCTTAGTAATTGAAACTCTTCAATGCGATTATAGGGTATGGCCGTTCCCCCTTGTTTCCAAGAGGCATATATAGCTTCACACCATTTCTTTCCCCAATCTTTATCCTTTTCTTTTGGGTCTATGTCATCCAATGGGAATGGATATCCGCTTGTGACATATTTCGCTATTGAGAGAGGCATTTTGCTGAAATTTGATTCAAAGTTAATAATTTTTTACGGGACTATATGTTTTTTTACTCAAATAATTATCAAGGGTGTACTCCTTCTCGTTCAGAATCTCCACCTCATCATAGATGTCGAGCGTCCCAAGAAGGGCATAGCCGCCTGCTGTAAATAGGTCATAATTAGTCATGTCTTCCGGTCCGTCAATATCCCTACACTCCTCCAATACCTCAATATGCGTCTCCTGATCAGCCTCGTTCTCAATCCATGAATCCCATTCCGTAAAGATAGACTGTTTGATCTTCTCTCCTGTTTGTTCGCCAGGGGTCTTGCTAAATTCAAAGGTTCTCGGGTCAACTCTATATCTCAAGAATCCTCCATATCTCCTTTTTATGAAGTAATCCCAAAGTAGGGGTACGTTTATCTCGGGAAACATCTGCACTCCATAATAGACACACATCACAAGCATGTCCTCTGCGTAAATATCCTTATCATAGGTTCTGAAATTATAAGTACAGACAAACTTACGCTTCATCGTGAAATCGCCATCCTTAATCTTCCCCTTGCGCACTACTGCACCACCTCCGTTAGATTTTCTATTGCTTTTGACAATATTGAATTTAAACGGGTCTCCTCCTGCACATCCCCAATGAGAGTTACCCGGCATCCATGATTCCTCGCTTTCATCCCAAAACTTGAGGTTCGATTCATTAACATTCAATTGATGGCTTACTAAAAATTTGCCCTGTGGATTTTCTTTAAACTCTACTTTAGTATCGCGCTTGCCATCTGCCCAGACAAAATTCCCTCGAACTATTGCCTGTTTTGATAGCCTTAAATTGTCAATATAAGTCTCCAACTTATTCATATTAAACCCTGATGACTTAGATGAGGTCCTGAAACATTCGGTAAATTTTAGGGGGAATAATCTTATCCTCTCAGATAGTTTATTCTGATCATTCACAAGACTCGCCCTCTCATTTAAGAGATATTCTCTTGCTCCTATTTTCCTTTTAATGAACTCTGCCTGTTTCTTGTTTGGTGTTCCGACAATACTCATTCCATAAGGATCAATAAACTCCTCTAACCCTTCATCAGCAGGCATGAATAATGTCGCAAGTCCTGACTCTGTTTGCCCATTAAGATTTCGTTTATAATAATCACTTAGCTGGCACTGTTCCTTAAATGCCTTCCCTCCACCTTTTTCCATCTCGCCTACCGTTGAGGTTTTTATTGTGAAGCCTATTATACTACCCCCTATTGACAGACACTCCCTGACAACCGCATGACGTGTCCAGCAATCCAATCCTTTCTTCAGTTTTCCCACCTCATCGTCATGGTGAAAATAAAGTTTATCGCCATCATAGGCAGACGGGTCAGCCATCTCATAATCTATCTTAGATTCCAGTCCTAGTTCTGAACTTGAAAGTGCACCCTTAGATGAAAGCCTTATTGCCGGAGGAGTGAATGATAATTCTGTTTTCGGGGACGTAGAACCTTCATAATTCGGCTTAAAGAAGAATGGTAATTGTTTCCATGGCCCCACAAGATGTTTTAAGAAGCATTTACGAGCTTGCACGTCATTCATGGACTGAATACCACCCCATGCTCCTATCGTCCGACTTATGATCTCATAATTGATACATTCAGCCTTATACGTTGCTCCTTCACGTCTGTGTTTGGGATAGTTGAATCCGTAAAATAGCCGGTGTCCTGTCTCTATCCATTCATAATTACCCTTTGAATCCTTTATCGCATAACCCTCTTTATTACATTTTGGATATTTGGTCTCCGTATAAATCTTCCTGGCAAACAAGAAAAACTTACTATCCCGGTCACGATATTCTGGTAATCCAGTATCAATCTTCCACCATCCGCAATAGAAATAATGCCATCCATCCATATATGTAGGGACACCATTATTCCAGAACCAATAACCATGCAGCCTGCGTTCCCATTGCTGTTTGATGAACTTAATCTCATCTCCGTAAATGTCTTTATTGTTCTCCAACTCCTCCCATATCTCATCCAGTGTTTCATATTTGGACTGTAATTCTTTTAATTTCCTTGACAGTTTGGGAGGGTGCCACATCTGTTCCTCTGCGGGTAATCCCCAATTATCTATCAGATGTAGTTCTGGGGGTTCAGGAAGATCAATCTCTATTGGGATAAGGTCTTTATCGTCCGTATTAACCCATACGCTTTTAGGCGCATCCTGATACTGTGCGAGTATCTGAGGGTCAACTTCCTTGTAATAGCGTTTGAGTAATGCGAGATGATTCATTAGAGTTCAAAATTTTTCTGTTCTATGATTTGTGTTTTCAGATCAGGTATGAAAATCTCACTGGCATAAATTGAATCCAGTGTCCTGTCACAATCAGAAGGGCCCTCTATCTTTTTAATCTTATTATTCAATTCATATATATCACTTATCATCTCCACCAGATCGGCCTTGCTTATTGGTGAAGGAGAAAAAAAATGTCTTGTCCCTCTCCATAAATAGTTGTTTGCCATAACCCACTCACATATCTTGGCAAGTTGTAAACAGGTGATACCGTTCCAAAGATGATTCGTCCATCCTTCTATTGTCGTGTTATGATGAGTCCTTACCCATTCAAGAAGGTCTTTGCTGTTATTCTTATTTTCTCCTATTATGGACGCCCTTATCACCGTACAGTTAAGAGGCTCCCCTGCTGCCTTAGACATGCCATAAACACTTGTGTCATCAGATAAATCATCTTCAGTATAATCACCCTTATTGCCATCAAACACGCAATCTGTGGACACATGTATTAATTTAATCCCACGTTTCTCACAATAGTCTGCAAGTAATCGTGGGAAAAGAGCATTGACCGTTATGAAATCCAGGGGTGATTCATTTCTTTTATTGATGATCCCTGTTGCATTTATTATCACATCTCCTTTCTTTATAGCCAGGTTGGTTAATTGCGAATGGAAACATTCATACTGAATAATCAGCGCATCAACTTCTTTCCTGGTTACGGGGACAGAACCTTCAAAATACTTATGTAGGTATGTGCCCAACATGCCATTTGCTCCGAAGATAAATATTTTCATATTATTCCTTTTTTAGTAATCTCTCTCCTTGATCAAAATGATACACAATAGAGTCATTGGATGTGATATGCTTTATCCCTTTCTCTGCGAGTTTCAGATAAAACTCCGTGTCTCCCGTCCTTAACATCCATTGAAAACTGCCATTATGAAGATTGCCTTCCGGATAATAGCCTATTGCCTCCGCGTTGTTCTTATGTATCATCAGAGGCATAAAAGCATTACCCATAGATTCACTATCAATCTTATTTGCAAAAGCCCAATCTGTGAAGGGACATTCCTTAAAACTGTCTATCCCTGCCCCAAAATCAATCACTTCACATTCCGTGTGATTTATGGGATTAGGAAAGGTGTATGTCGGCTGCACAATTCTTGGCGAAACGACATTTGCCATAGTAAGCCTCTTTTTAAGATTCTGAAGCCAGCCTACTGAGAAACAGTTGTCACTACTCACAAGCATCAGTATCGGGTTCTTAGCTACACGCATCCCAAAGTTATATCCCATATAAACCCTTGCCATATATTCCGGGAATGAATATCCTCTTGCAAATAGTTCCTCATTGGTATAATGAGGATTATTGTTCACATGATGCGGATAGTTCTGTGCTTTTAAAAAATTCAGCACTTCCTCCGTGGCATCATTGGCAACAAAGAAAAACTCTGCTTCTCCTGATTCTATCTCCGGTGTATATGCCATGATGTTATCATACAGGTATTCCGCATACTCCGGTGATTGGTAGATGAGACATATTATTGAAACTTTCTCATTCATAGATTGAGTGTTTTCAGCAGAACTATTGTCTCCTCAAGAGTCAATCGGTGCGTGTTATTGGAAGTATATTCCTCCATCTGTGCTATGCGTGCTTCCCCTACATGAGTATATTTGCCATAATTCAGATCACGATTATCTGCAGGAATACAGAAATACTCTCCCAAGTCTTCCGACTTAACCATCTCCTCCCTATTAACAAGTGTCTCATGCAATTTCTCCCCATGACGTGTTCCAATAATTTTAATTGAGACTTTTTTATCAAGGATGACCATGAGCGCATTTGCTATCATCTCAATTGTAGCAGCCGGTGACTTCTGAACAAATATATCTCCCTGCTTGCCATTAAGGAATGCATAGAGTACAAGATTAACTGCATCATCAAGTGACATCATAAACCTTGTCATGTTTGGATCGGTTATGGTTATCTCGCTTCCGCTTTTTATCTGATCTGCAAAAAGAGGTATGACGGATCCTCTCGATCCCATGACATTACCATATCTTGTTCCACAGAATACCGTGTTTGTATTAATCAGATCGCGTGATATGGCAATCATAGTCTTTTCACTGAGGGCTTTGGTTAAGCCCATGGCATTGATAGGATATACTGCCTTGTCGGTACTTAGTACTATTACCTTCTTCACTCCATTCTCAATGGCTGCATTAAGCACATTGGCACAGCCCAAAACATTTGTCCGTACAGCCTCTATGGGGAAGAACTCACATGAGGGTACCTGTTTCAAAGCTGCAGCATGAAAGATAAAGTCAACACCCTTAGTTGCATTACGGAGGCTCTCATAGTCCCGCACGTCCCCGATGTAATACTTGATCTTATCGTTCCTGTATGCCTGGCGCATATCATCCTGCTTCTTCTCGTCACGACTGAATATCCGAATCTCTTTAATGCCGGATGTCAGAAATCGCTTTAAAACAGCATTCCCGAATGAACCGGTACCTCCTGTTATCAATAGGGTTTTGTCAGTGAACATATTTTTATTTTTTAATTGCTCTCAGATAAACCTCCCACACGCTATGTATTCTGTCCTGATAATGCAACTCCACAATCTCAAATCCATGCCTGTTACAAAGATATTCCAGCATCTCATTAAAAATACCTCCCCTATGAAAATCGTATGGGTGTAATTGAGGGCCATAGAGAAATAAGTCCAGATGAACTATATCTATCTCACCACGCACATATCTCTGTATCCATGTTTTAATACAAGGTGCAATAAATTCTATCTCGCCTCCTTGCTTCAGCATCCTGCGACACTCGCTGAAAAATCTATCCAAATCTACCCGATTAAAATGTTCAATAACATGCTCACTGAATATCTTATCAATAGAGCCATCGGCATATTCTAAATGAAGAATATCTCCGACAATTGTTTCCTCTGTCCGTTTGACTGCATCAATATTGACGTAGCCTTCCCTGTTGCGTTCTCCGCTTCCTAGATTAAGATTCATAAGTTTTTAATATAATTTTCATACAGTGTCTTGCAGGTGTGCCTGTCCCATTGTTTCTCAAAGATAACATCTCTGGGATTATCACCTCCCTCAAAATCTTTCTCCAATCCGGTTATCTTACGTTGTTTGAGGTTACATGCCATGCCTTCATATTCAACCACGTAATAGGGTCTCAAAAGGCTTACTCCTAACTGAAAGTCTGCACAATTCATCAGTTCGGACAATACCTGCTGAGTGACGACCCCGTGGTTCTGTGAGTTTGGCAGCAGTTCGCCTTGCGGTGAGTACCATACAAGTATCCAATAGATATTCGGGTTCTCCCTTGCATACCGGACAAGGTTCTGGTATCCTTTCATCGGGTGTGTTGTCCCGCACCAGAAGCCTACTTCCATATTTAGTGGCACTCCATACTTTCTTCTTAGATCATATTTTTCTTCCACTGAGTAAGGTCTGAATAAGTCCGTATCTACACCAAGAGGCAGATAATCAACCTTGCCATAAGGTTCATAATATGGCCTTGAGAACTCAGAGGCAATAACTATCCTATCTGAACTTACTGCTGTCTCGAATGTAGCCTGAATCTTAGCATCCCAAGCATCCAAACCAAAGACTTTCTTCATCTCTGGTAGAAGCTCCCAACACATTGCTATTGACTTTCCGGGTTTGCAGAATATCGCACCAAGGGTTGAATATCGGAGAACTACATCAGTCTCTCCATACCATTGAGGCAGTATGTATGATGTGTTTGGAAAGTTTCTTTCAAACCACACCCAGAATGTCTCATCTCCGAATGCTGATCGGTTCTCTGGTGATAGGTATATCATCTCTTTATAATTTTTGATGCGTAATTGAATCCTGACTCTATGTTCTCTGCCATGGATGAATATTCCCAGTTACCATATCTGCCAAGTAACCTGATGCCAAATTTATCAAAATATTCGATGCAGTTATCCACAATGGATGGTGTTTCTTTTGTGAACACCACATAAGCCGGATTTACCTCCCATACATGCATGCCCAATAATCTGTTTTTACTATTGAGGATATTAAGTTTCTGTAATGAGGGTAGTAATCGCTGTACGGAGAATGAACGGTCATTTGCCATCTCGGGTATCTCGGCCAATATGCCGAATCCATCAGCCGGAGCATTATACTCATCGAACTCCGTCATGTATATTAGTTTTGAAAAAGGAAATTCCGGTTGTGCATAATAATGCCAGTGTCCTGTGTTCCTTGGCCTCTCGCCCTGTATGGTTATGCCTACTGAGATCACTTTATTCCATCTTAGCTTACTGATGTCGCTTTTAAGACTCCTTGGAATATCACATAATTGAGCCAGATAGGGTAAAGGGATCGTTGACAGGCATTCTAAATCATAGCGGAACAATCCTTCACTTGTACGAACTTCGTGTTTTTGCATGTCAATAGAAGTCACTTCACAATCTAATTCTAATCGGGATACTTTCTTTGCCATCTCCCTTGGTAATATCTCCATGCCTCTAAATGGGGCCCGCTTGTGTGGCATGGGATAATAGCCTTCAGCATTATAAGTCTTTCCTGCATCAAAGGGTTTATTGATATTCCATGTCTGACCTTCGCTTGTCATATCGCCCAAAGGATATTTCCAACACTTCTCATTGTAGGGGAAAAAGAAAATGTCGCAAAGTGCCTGCCCAAAAGTATTTAACAAGAACTCTCTATATGAAGATGATTGTCTGTTTGGATGTGCGTCTTGTAGTCCTGCCCAACATGCTTCTGCTGCAGCCTCGTTCAGTTGATTAATATTCGATTGAATAGGATAGCGCGTCATACCCTCCTTTGTCTCCACATATCCAACCGGAGGACACGGCCTGAGTACGTCACCCAATAAAGCATGGGCCCAATCAAACGTATTCTCATTCCTGATGTGAAACAGATGAACTACATTATCGAACCAATAACCATCATCAAATTGAAATGACTTCACAATGCCTCCCGGCCGGTCATCCTTCTCCAAGATAACAGCCTTATCCTGCAATAACATTCCTGCAGCAAGTCCGGTAACTCCGGCACCGATTATTACTATTTCTGATTCCATTGCAAGTCTGGTGTTATGTGATGTTGAGCTCTGTAATTATTCTCAGGGACTAATCTGTCATATACTGCTTTATTGTTTGCACAAAGTTCGCCTCCATTTGGTGCTGAGAAGTTATCATAATGCCATTGATGAACAACAAACGGTTCTCCAGGTAAGTCTATCCTCAGTTTGAGGCATCTTATCTGATGAACAAAATAATCGTCATCGTATGCAAATCCATCTGCGAACCTCTCATCAAATCCATTCAACTTGATAAGATTATTTGTCGTTATCGCGGAACAGAAATGATAGTATCGCGGATTATGAAAAGGATGATTATACCAAGCACTCTCGCCTTCAAAGGTGGCGCATTTATGATTCATCGCCGATCCCGGTGCTTCTCCCTTACCCTGAGAATAACAAGGGAAAGAAATATAATTCTCGTCTGTCACGGTCTTGGCATACGCAAGGATATCACCCATGTGACAACTCTCCGCATTCTGGATGATGATAATATTAGGATTCTTTTCAAGTGCCTTATTGAACCCGATATTAAATGGAATTGATGCGTTCTTCCATGCCTTGTTTGTTATACGAATGACATCAATCTTAAAGTCTGTAAAATGTGGTATCTTAACCTCATCAGGACTTGCATCATCAACAATCACGATATTAAAATCTTTTGGATCATATTGCATGAATGATTGCAGTGTTTTATTTAACTGCGCCTGTCTTTGGTAGTATGTGATGACTATTGTAACCATATTTTTCTATCAAGTATGTTAGAGTGTGCCTTTATCTCTTTGCATTGAGTCCTGTAGTAATACATCTCGTCTGCAGGTAGCCTATCATACAACATGTAATACCATGGCACATGGCGAACTGTATATGGTCTGTTTGTCCTGATGGCATTGAGTGAAGGATATGGATGCTTATATAACGCAAATGTAGTATCAATATCGGCATGAAAATATTGCGGATCGAGTGGCCGCTGCCAGAATTGCATCTCCCAATCAATAGTCACCTGATCTGGGATGTCATTTATCTCAAGCGATAGACCGCATTTGTCATACTGAGGGTAGCGCCTCAGTCCCTCCTCCATCACCTCTACAAAATCATCCGGAACTCCTGACAGGTCAAGGTCGGGGTCGGTGACTATGTAATTTCCTTTTATCCCTAACTGAGACAATATATTCTTATGCCAGATAACCGTCTGAACATAATTAGCATCCATCTTAATCACTTCAAATGGGCAGGTCTTGTAGTATTCGAGTAAAGGAGGATAATCGGAATTGTTGTCCACAAATATCGGCTCACATTGCCTTTGCGAAAGCCATGTTGCCATCGCCACCGGAAGTGAAATTCTATTGTAATTTATGATGAGTGCTTTAATCATAAGTCCTCGATTCTTCTGAAATGACAGACATAATATTCCGGCGTGGGTATCTTCATTCCTGGCAATGGTAATAAGCATTTCTCAATCATGCGCCAGTCATGTGCGTATTCCCCCTCCCAAACGACACCTACGTTTCTCTTATGAGCAATTGCACTTGTTCCTATCACATTGAGGGCAGGGAACACGTTTCTCTCTACCTTCTCAGCGAGTATGGTGTCAACGACATAATCATTATACCACACCCAATCATTCTTCTCTGTGTCGAAATTATCGTTGATGATTTGCAAATGATTTGGGCCAAAGGCATCATCGTGGTCAAGATAGCATATTATGTCGCCCTTTGCCATTAGCAGGCCAGTGTTCCTCGGCACACCGCTAAAGACTTCCTGCTTATCAATATACCTGAATCGCATTGACGGATCACCGAAATAACTATCGTAATAGATCGCTTCCGACACCTTGCATCCATCGGAGACAATGAGAAGTTCCGCATCTTTGAAGTGTTGTTTCCGGAATGATTCTACTGCGTGACGAAATCTTATTGTAGGGTCTGATGCGCTATGTGTAAAGCCAACATCATAGTAACCCAAGTTTACTGCCATGATAACAGATATTCTCATATACTTCCTATTAAAATTCTTATTACTGTATCCGACACATTCTCTTTGTAGTAATCTTCTAGCACCGGCCACTTCTGTTTCATGTCTCCAATAGCATTATAAGCCCTCAGAATATCCTTCTTATCTGTCCCTGCGAGTATGATAGACCCATTTTCTATAAGTTCTTGCCTCTCAATGGTTCTTCTCAGGACAATCGTGGGCACATGAAATAATGATGTCTCCTCCGGGATGGTGCCACTGTCTGTGAAAACTACCTTGGCATGTTTCTCAAGTTTTACGCAATCAAAGAATCCAATAGGTTCAGTGACTATCACTCCATCCGAAAAGAGTAATCCATGCTTAAATAATTGATCTTTTGTTCTTGGATGCATGGGAAATACCACGGGTAATTTTTTTGAAATCTCATTTATCGCATCTACTACATTCTTTGCTCTCTCTGGATTATCCACGTTCTCTGTGCGATGAAATGTCAATAGAGCATACTTAGTTGCAAATATGCCAAGCCTGTCCATAATGGTACTTCCATTTATGTCGTCAGCATAATACTGCAATACCTCGAGGATAGGATTGCCTATCTTGAACACATGGTTCTTATCGTGTCCTTCCCTGATAAGATTCTCTTTCGAGTTTTCCGTGTATGGCATGTTACAAGCAGCCATTACATCAATGAGCCTCCGGTTTGTTTCCTCTGGCACATCATTATCCAGACACCTGCTCCCTGCCTCCATGTGATAAATGGGTATGCCTCGCTTCGCTGCAAGGATTCCAAATATCACCGAGTTGGTATCTCCAAGTATTAAAATCTTATCCGGTCTTTCTTTATTGAGGATGTGCTCAAAATATTCAAACCCTTTACCAAGAAAATCTCCAAGTGAGTTTGCTTTCTCAAAAATATAATCCGGTTTACGAACCATAAGTTCTTTGAAAAATATGTCGCTTAGGTTTGTGTCAAAATTCTGACGGGTGAAGACATGGATATGATCTACCAAATCATCGAGTTTATTAAGAATTACTGAGAGCCTTATGATCTCAGGACGGGTGCCTGTAAGGGAAATTACCTTCATGGCCTATATTGCATTTGAAAAAGATTATCTCCAGGCTCTATGAATGGAGGATACCAAAACTTACCCTGTGCCATGCAAATGTACTGTTCTGCGTGCCATCTGTTCGTTAGGTCGAGCCCATTCACCGGAGGTAGCCTTTTGATATACTCACGATTGAACCACCAGAAGTTACCTGAGAAATGATCTGGGCTCTGCCTGAAATTTACCGATGACACGTCATAGCCATTGAGGATATTCTGATAATGCGTCTGCCATTGATTTAAAATTGCCTCATTAAGTGTTGACCTCCAGTGCTGGATCACGGTTTCAAAGGGTCTTGTTACTCCTTTCACATGAAAATACAATCCTGCATATTGCGAATCGTCTGCCTCTATAAGCCTGAGTGCCGGAAATTCATAGTTGCCGGGTTGCTCTGACCATACTTTGAACTTTATCTTTGAATAACAATCTACAAAGTACATCTCGAATAAATACCTCTCTGCCGGACTGCTGATGAGGCTGATGCTTATTTCCTCACACGCATCATAAAGTCCTGATGTGAGTAATATGCGCATCTGCTCTGTGAATACGGTATACCAGTGATTGATAGCCCAAATATGAACGAAAATCTTAATCTTCATCTGCTTTATTGAAATACAACTGTTGTATCAATGTCCTGCCATTGTAATCCATCCCAATACTTCATCTTACTCCCTGCCGGCATCGGTGTAACCTGTCCTGCATACAAATATGATAATATCACACTGATTGGGATTGGAGGTATTGGAGGTGTGTCATTCACAACAACACGACCCCTTATTCCATATCTATTAATACTTGTTATTGTTGATGGTGTGCCTGCCGAAACATTGAAGAGGCGAGCATTGGATGGTGTCGCCTCCTTAGTGTATAATTGCCCGACTGATGGCTGTGACGCACTGCCTGACTGCGCTACAACCGGATTGTCGGGAGTATAGAGTTGACTTGATGCCATTAAACTGGAGTTAATGTGCGGATTGTGGCTCCTGCAAGACTTGGGTCTAAGAACATCACGCAATAATGTGCGTCCGTGAATGGAGTCCAGAGGATATAGTTTCCTGCAGCATCGGAGGTACACTGGTCTTGCTTTGAGTCATCTGCTGCACGGAATAGTTTAACCACACAGTTTCCAAGGGGACTCCCATTTGAGTCTTCGGTTATCCCCTGAATCCTGTAAACGACATTCTGACGACCTCCGTACTTAGGATTGTCAATCTCAGGCCATTCCCATCTGTCTTCGTCTGAATAACATGGATTAAATGACGGACCCGAATCTAGTGCTCCAAGGAATCCTGATTTTGTCCATAAATGAGCACCTATTGAATCCCATCTGTTTACCTCAATATGCTTATAGACAGCATCAGGACGTACCGCAGAGTCATCCTTCAGGATACCCGTAAAGGGGTTCTGTAAATATGCAAGTAAGCTCATGGCCTTACTTGTTACTCGTTAGTCACAGCGTACACGTCAAGTACTGGTGCTGTGGCTATAACCCAGAGGATAATACTAAAGTTTGACTGTATTATCAATCCTCTTGGGAACGTCCAGATCACTCCTGCACCGATTGTCGCCGGGCATGTAATCCTTCGGAAGAAGTTTGTGGGTACGGTTGGCGGAGTACCCCATGCTACTGCAACTGTTGTGTTGCCCGTTACCTCGTTATAGTCCTCCGCAAGTGATATCTGTGGTGTAGTGGGCGTAACACCTTTAGCTTGTGGTCTTCCTAAACCAAGCGTTGCCGCAACTGCGGTGACTTGGGTAAGTCCGAACTCAAGAATTGCTGGTCTTACCTGTGCTGATGTACTGATAATCTCCCATGCGCATGTTGCAGCAGTGGTGTTGATTGTCCTTTGCGAGATTGAATAAATTGCCATTTTATGTTCCTCCTTAAAGTTTTATACTTGTTTGATGATTGATTTTATCCTGTGCCATTGGCGTTACCAATGCGTTATTTGCAATAAGAAGCCCTACTCCCTTGTAGTTCTTTGCTGCGCCGATAGCACCCTGAAGTATCTCAATGACCTCCTGCCTCTCTGGTGCCGTGTCCAGGGGTGCGGAAAGTTTCAACATGCCATTCGATTTATCTGCCTCAATGATAATAACAATCTTGCTCATAGTATTTAGTTTGTTTGAATCCAAATTTCATTTACAATAGGATTAACCGGTTGTGTTGGACTGAAAGTTATTTTTGCACCGAGATAATCCGGCTTGTTGGTAATCTCACTCCAATCAACCGTAGTCTCAAAATCGGTCCCTGATGATGCCGGGGCACCTATCACATCCCCCCAATTAACGCTCCCTATAAGATTGATTAAGCAATACTGTCCTGCTAATGTATCTGATGCCACACTACCAATGATACCAAAGTCTGTTAATTTGGCGATAAGAAAAGAGTTCTCATCTGATGGGTCTATGCGCACAAGCTCCCCTGCCTTTATGTTGCGTTTTGCATTATTATGTAATCGAACCTGTGCCACGATTGATTAATTTGATTTCAAAGTTAAACAATTATTTTGATTTTGATATAGGTGGTTCTCCATTCTGTAATTTTCTTGCTATGTCCTCCGGCCTCAACTGTAACCGGTCATCCTCAAGATAACGTAACATAGTGTCTCTGACGAAAGGGTTATTGTCCTGGCTGAGAAGGTCCATAAGGTTCTCCTCAAGCTCATCCCTTAACTCCGCAAGTTTAGATAGTGATTTGGTGTCGGCCTCTTTCTGTATGCTCACCATGAGATCAAAATATGCAGATTCGATGCTCACTTGATAACTATATTTATAAGACTTGTGGAGCATGACATACTGAACTATCTTGCGGTTCACCACATCATTCTTGCCTTTTAGAAAATCTTCTGTTGCTGATTCAAACGTGCCATCATCCTGTACTGAGAACTGGCAGTCGTGCGCCACCTCTATCTTTCTCTTAAGCACATCGGTAAATTTTGTTCTGTATGGCGAATGAGCATCATACATGCACATGATGTATTGCATAACCTTGTTGTTGTCAATACCCTCTCCGGGATTAAGCCTGAACTCTTTTACCTTTGCGAGATCCTTGTAGAATTTTAAAATATCACTACCCTCCGGTAATTTTGTCGGATCAAATCTCATTTGAGAATACTCCTTTTGATGAAACTGTAAGATCATAAGAATAATCCTATTTCGCAGGTATTGAAAATCTTTTCGGGGAAAGTTCTCAGTAATGACAGCGCATCACCCTGATAGATTTTATTCAATTCAATCATAGCTTTGCAAGTATATTTTTCCTCTGTACCCTCCACAATAATTCCCCGTTGTTTATTCGCTGGTGAAGATTATATTGAACGGGTATGTCATTAACTTTTTTAAGCACCACAATATCACCAATGGCAATATCCACCCCCTCGTCAGTGTACTCCGAATCCACGTATCGTCTGTTTGGTATTCCCAGATACTTCACTTTCCCATAGGACACGTTTGTATTTGACTGTGTTTTTAAGACAACCAATTCTAATCCTGCCTTTCTCATCCTATCCTTCTCTGTCAGAATAACGGGGTCTTCGCTTGGTTCTACAAACACATAACCATTGATAGGCTTCACCCAATCATCACCATAAGTACAGAAGATGCTCTGATAACTTATCAAGACATATCTATCAACTCCCTCGATGAAGTATCTGTGGTGTTCTGGTTTTAAGGCATTGACGACCGATAGATAATAAACAATCACCTTATCACCGTATTTTAATTCAAGTGGGGTTTCCCATGGCATATCTTTGTTCGGTTCCCCGCAATAAGACAGATGACTCGGCAATCCATATACCACACCCGATACAGTGATATTCTTCTCCATCTCAAAAGTATCATCCACGTACAATATAAGCCCACTCTTTGTCTGGATAGTTTTATTCTCAGGGTCGAGTTTAATTAAAACCTGGTTATTAAATGTTCGTTTATTTTCCATTCCTTGCTTCGTAATTAAGATTTTTCACACATGTCATCCTGCCATTTATCTCGATAAACTTAATCAGTTTCTTCTTCTCAAGGTTTTTGAAGCGATCAGCCATAGCTCTTTTGTCAAACCTTGACAAGCCATTCCATGCCAACACTTCACTCTTTCTGAGATTTATCTTCTGATGATGATAGTCAATGACCGTCCACTCATCTATAACCTCCGTAGCCATAAGTGTTTTCCGTTTGAAAAGGTTATAGAACCAATACCTGAGTTTTTTTAACATAGCATCAAAGTTAAATTATTTTTCAGAGACGGCAAACCCGGGACATACACGATGCCCCGGGAAGCTATAAACAAGAAAAGCAGACTTGGTTCATCGGCAATGAACCAATGCAAAGGTAAACAATATTTCATATCTGCTCTCATGTTTTAAAATCCTTCCGGAACTTTTTCTTTAGGTTCATTAAGAAAACTTAAATCATCTTCGTTCTTTGGAATGTTTGCAAAATCTATATCGTTATAGCCTTTCGGTTTTGAAATCAAAATTTCTTTTTCTTCTTCTTTTTCTTTACTTAACTTTACTTTAGGAGCGTTACTAACGGGTTTGTAATCTGTTACATTTTTTATATTACGTTGTCTTTCACGCCATTCTGAAACTCTTTTCCTTGTGTTTTCTTTTTTTATTTCATAACTTTCACTAAAGTTCAGCAATCTTCCGTTGAAAGTATCACCGTTTGTTGACGAAATAAGCCCAATCTCTTCCATGAAATTCCAACATTTATCCAGATGTTTTCCTATGCCTAACTGAGCTTTTAAGACGTCAGTTTTTATAGGTTTCTCCTGACGTGCTATTTTTTCAAGTAAAGTATAAAATAATCCCAATCCTTCATACCCGAATTTTAAATATAATTCAGTTATTTTTTCATCATCAAACGAACTCGTATCATGGAGATAGTACTTCATAACGTCACAGTGTTAAAAGGGTGAAGTACAACCCCGGAGCTGTGACGGATATTCGGGAGAACATCCCTCCGGGGCGCACTTCGTTTATATTTTATTGGTGATTGTCATTTTAACGTCACAGTGTTTTACTCTGCAAATATAAGAATGTTTTTTAATTCTGCAAATAAAAAAGATCCCCGGCATTGAATGAAAACAAATTCTAAAAAACTGAACCTATCCGGAAATGAAAAGAACGCACAGGGGGATCTTATGGAATTAGTGAGTCAGGATTTGATAATGGAGGTATATGTACCAGCATCCATTGATCCTGTTTGTAGGGCAATTGAGAATGAAATTTTTCATGGTTTCTAAGTATTAGTTAATAATTACATAGGAATTTTATAACTCAATCTATTCACATGATTCTCCAGACAAAACTTCCTTACCCGCATAAACAACTCGGTGTCCTTCTCTAATATCCTTATCTGAACCAATGCCATATCTCCGTGACTCTGCTTCGTGTTACCCCATATATGAGTATAACTACAATCCGTTTGAGATTGTAAATCCATAGGATCTTTTAAAAGCACCCTCACTTGTTTCCTGAGATCATGCTTCTTGATAAGGCTTGAGGCAAAGTATTGTTCGTGCCAAAGGTTTTGATGAATGATGATCTTCTTGTATTTCTTAAAGAAGTGTTCCTGGTTCTCGGGAGCAAAGATATATGCCTTACTGTTTGCCATCCATTCCTTGAAGAACTCCAGATCATACCCTCCGCATATACCACAGTTGTAAGCATGGTCCATCACAGGGTTATCCACTATTGATTGTGGTCTATATGGTGCTTTGTCCCAACATTTACGGAGCGAGTTATACCATTCATATCCAGGAAGGGCAAATGGTTCTTTACTTTGAAAACATAGTCTTGCTTTGAGAATACGGTCAGGTAGTGGCTTCCAGATGAACACGTCATTGTCCACATGGACAAAAGGAACTGTCTGCTCGTTATAAGCAAGTATCTTGCCATAGGCCCAGAACTCTCTTGGTATTGTTTTTAGTTCATTGAGCTTATTGGAATAACTTGTTATGGGCAATCCAAGTTGTTTGATCATATCAATACCCCAGTCGGAAGAAATAAACTGCACCTCCTTAAAATGACGGGAGGCGCAGAGTATTGCTAATGTCGTAGTGAAGAGAAAATCACTATACCGGGCAAACCCACATGTATTGCCGAAGGATTCATCCGGGTTGAAATATGAAAATACTGCTTTCTCGATCATAGCTTGAATGGGCTACATGTATGAATCGTCCACCACAGAGCCACCGTATGCCAGTGCGTATAACCCTATTGCACCACCATAGGTAGTACCGTAGGGAGCCGTACCGCCGCAGAGGACTGCTTTCGCAGTAGCGAATCTCCATTTCCATTCGTTGAGATCAATAGTTTTGGTGACACAATGATGAATATTGTGCCACTGTGCGCCTTCAGTAGGTCCACCGGTTGGCAGTCCAGCAGAAGATAGCGGAGTCGTGTTTATAACAGCGACTCGGGCCTTCAGCGCAATGTAAGCTCTAACATTTGCCATGATTGAAAAAATTTAAAGTTTAGAAACTATGTTGAGAAAAAAATTACAATGTAGTAAATGACTTGATGAGGCCGTACTGAGTATTCCCCGTGGCCGTGTACTGAGCAAAGAACCGGTAATAATACTTTGTCTTGGTGGTCAAGCCTACCCATGGATAGGTTATTGCCTTGATAGTTGCCAGAACACCCGTAGGGCTACCAACACCTACCACAGTACCTGTTGAAAGGTTTCTGTCTGTACCTATCTGGAATCCTGCAGTACACCCGGCACCTGTCACATTACCATTAAGGACTGCTGATATTGCTGTTATTGAAGATGCGGGTACCGTCTCCACAACAGGAGGTGAGTCGAGAGGATTAACCTGAAAGCCATAATACAAACACGCCATCATATTACTGATACGTGTTTTTAATTCGGCTGAGGTTATGCGCAGTGCAGGAAGGTCGTTATTATGTTCCAAGACATACTTGGACTGTCCTGAGTTTTTCTTTGGAGGTCTCGATGTGTTATCCTGGTCAAGAAGTTCTGTCTGAGTGATAACAACTTTCATCGTTACTGATACATCGTGAATGATTGCCATGATTTCCCCTTATTGGTTTAACATTTAATTACAGACATCAAAGTTATGCGATATTCTCCACAAAACAAAATATTCATTTTCATCCCCACTGAGTTGCCATAGTTTTTGCTATACCAGGGAAAGTTTTCGATCTTATAATTGCTTTTTATCATTATTGCATTTTTTACAAATAATACAATTTTTCTTTTTCAAAGAGGGGAACCAATTTTCATCTGTTAGTTCAATGCCTCCTGATAAATAAACTTTCTGTTTCATAATTCTATTTTATATTGAAGTTTTTTTGCCATATATTTTGCTACTGAATCATTTGAAATCCACCAGTTGAATATGTCGTCAACGTTGGAGCCGAGATTATCCTTCCCATAATCGTTTGAATCAACAATAACTTTGATACTTTTTTTAATTTGCCTTTCAACCCCCGGATAATTTTTTCTGTCTAATCGTTTAACTTTTACTGATGCCATAGGACAAAACATACAGCCAATTCTCTGGTAACCCCGATCATATAGATTGCAATATTCTAAATTTTTATCCCTTATAAATTTCCATACATCTGAATAAGTCCACATTAAAATTGGTAATAACATTATCTTGTCCTTCCCACCTATGCAGATAATTTGATTTTGATTATCAATATTAAACTGATCGAGAGTATTTGAGTATTTATTACCTTGAATTTCTATCTCATTCCTTTTTGACCTCCTTAAACTTTCCTGTCTTCTCACTCCAATAATAGTTACCGTCCCAGCCCCTGCCTGTTCTTTTAGATAATGGCAACAATATCTTGAGTGCATTAATGGGAGTGATTTTTTCTTCTCAATCAGTTTATAAAAGTTAATTTCGGGCCTCTCCATAATCACATCAGGATAATTCTTTCTGACAAACTTCATCAGTTCCGGTGGATCGAGCGTAGTTACTTGCATAACCGGACGAAACTTAACCCCTGCCATTTTGCATAATTCATAAATAACCTGCGAATCTTTTCCACCTGAAAAAGCCAAATGAAAACCATAATCCTGATATTTCAGAGCCAGTGATTCAGCTTTGCGAATAGTTTGTATGGCAGTATCAATCTTATTCATATCTTATCTGTAATTAGTAATTCCTTCCCATGCCACGTTCTAAAGAAAGGTACCCTAACCATTCCCCCTTCGATATAACCCCTTATTCCTTATCCCCCCAGGCTGTCTCCCCTTAAATACCGTTGTCGTCTTTATTATCATATACCCATTCTCTACAAGATAACTCTTATGCCTCTTAGCAAACAAATAAACCAACCTGTTGTACTTTATCCCCGTTATCTCTTCCAACATACTCTTATTCGTACAGCGTGTCTTAAAACACTCCTCAAGATCATCCTCCACCCTCTTATCCTTTAACTCAATTATGGTGTAATCCGCCCCCGTGTCTCTCCTCTTTATATTTACCATATCTAATATAATTGCCAATAACTGTACAAATATAAATCTAACTAATTAGACTTCCAAATCAGCTTACACATATTGGCACTTTTAATTTTAAAAATAACTGCCCAACCATAGTGACTATACCCGCGTGACGACTAATATGCATAGCGCCTCCGCGCCCAAAAGAAAAACGGTTTTTGCGGACCCGCCCCCCCATACATTGCGCCCCAGAGAGCGGAAACACAAAGCCAAAAAAGCGCTTTATTGATCTGATCAGGGCAATATAAAGAGCTCGCAAGCCCTGAATAATAGGGTAGGGGAGGAACCAGGAAACAAATAAACATTTCTATACAATTTAATTCTATTTTACATAATAATTATTATAGGACTTTTTAGCGTGTGCGTATGTGCCCATGTATTGAGGCTGTGCGAATAGCTTTGAACGTTTCAATCTTGCCGATCTTAAAGCCCGTTTTTGTGTTCTGCTTGATACTGAATACATTAGTAATATATATAAAACAGTCGGTGTTACCTATTAAAATCATATCTTTGTAGTTGTTAATTCAATAGTATAGTATGGTAGAAGCGGCAAACGGCGAATTTGAAGGCAAAAGAGAAGAATTAGAAGAAATAACGGCCTCCGGCGGCTGTTCTCCTTCTCTCTCTCCTGAACTAAATAGTATATATCAATCATTAGAGTTTAATAATAAGCGGATATTTGTTAAGGTGTTCCGTTTTCTCTGGGATGTTGTGGCGCCTGCTTCCCGGTTTACGGGGTTCGGGGGGGTGTTATATTCTTATTATGCGGTGGACTTTCTCCGGATCAGGCTCAATATTTCCCCCGCTGAACTCTCCGTGCTTGCGTTTCTTTACTCTGTGACGGGTAAAGGGCGGGAAATAATTAACTCCTCGAAGGTTCTGGGGTGCGTTGCGCTCGATTATATGACGGTGAAGGGCCGTAACTATGTCTTCAGGAAGTTAAAGAAAGCCGGATATATTACCAGGTCAACCCGTGACACGTCCGCGCCTTTCCTTTCCCGGTCCTATTCCCGGCAACCGGTTTTTATTCGCTTGTCATCTTCTGGGGTGCGGTTAATAGAAGATATGGAGAAGGATCTCTATAAAGTTTTAGTTAATAATTGCCTTGATGATCTGAAAGGAACAAAGAAAAAGCCCCGGAACATGAGGCCCAGGGCTGATAAATAGATTAATATTAAGATTAAACTACTGCTTTTCTGCGTTCTGCTTCCCGTACTCCTATTGTAAAGAAGTCGTAAAGGTTTGAATTTTCGGACTCTTCGGCCTGCATTATTCCGGCCTCCTCTTGTTCCTTTAACCATTGCTGAGCTGTTAAGGTCTTTTTTACGCTCCTGAGGTGCGCCAACGTTCCGACATAATGACGGATCGCAATTTCTGCACTCTTCCGCAAGCTGTGGCGCTTGGCTTTTATTTCCTCCTCCAGGAGGTCAATAACTGTATCAATCTGACAATCATTTAAAAAGATGTTGTTAAGTGTGTTTTTCATTGTCGTATGAATTAATTAATATTAATGATCAGTAAAGATAAAATACAATATCCATATAAACAAATATATTAATACATTTATTTTACTATTTTATATTATTATTATTGCTTTTTGTTTGGTAGTTATATATATAGGTGTTATCTTTGATCTGTAAACCAATTAAAAACACACGACAATGAAAACAAAAATTTATTTAACATCAGAAGAGCTTAAGGGCTCAGACTTTGGAAGGTTTAATATTTCGATTCGCCTGGATGATGAATGTAACAACGGGCACGATGATTTTAGTATTACCGGAGAAGGATGGGAGAAAGGTAGCAGGCGCCGGGATTGTGACGTTTGCGGATGCGTACATGAGGAAATTTTAAAACTCCGGCCCGATCTTCAGCCGTTTGTTGATCTTCATTTATGTAGCTCTAAGGGTGCGCCAATGTACCCGATTGAAAACAGTTACTATATTATGACAACGGACACAAAAGAAAAGGCCGTTAATTATATGCGTGTTACTTCAAATGAATACGATATATTAAAAAATAGCGGGGATAAGTTACATTTTTGGCTTCAGCTTGAAAATTTGGGTATCGTGGACCGTTGGCAGGAAGAAGCAAACAAAGCTATTAAATTACTGGAGAAGATGACCGGCGAAGTTTACACGGATTCCAGCACTAAAGAAACAATGCCAAGACTAACGGCAGAAGACCGCGCCGCGATTGTTCAAAAAATTGAGTCCGGCTATTATTCGGAGAAGGAAATAAACGAGCGCAAAATAAAAGCCGTTGAAGATCAAAGAGAAAAAACGATCCAAGAAGTAAAAGACCGCGCAGAAAAAGAGATCCAAAAGATTAACAACGAAAAAGCCGTTAAACTTGCGGTGTTGTCTGCAGGAGTACCTATTGATAATTTTATTTATTACGATCATTCAAATGAGGGGGTTTTTAACTGGTATGATTCCCCTTATGCCAAAAGAGTAAACCCGGAACAATTCACGCAATTTATGAAGGTCGTAAACTTGGCCGAATTGCCTAACGGGATAAAATTTTCTTTAAAATAATTTTTTAATTGGTTTGTCTTGGTGTGCCTCCGGTCGTTCCTTTGATCGGGGGCAATTACCAGGATTAAACCACAAAATTTAAACGATATGTCATATTTACTTATTCTTTTTGTTATTGTGTGCCTGGTTATGATCTGCACACCTGCAGTTAAACCCTTCAAACCGGTTAAACGATGAGCGCGCCAATTTACACACCTGAAGAGCTACAAGGAAAATTTATTGTTTCCTTTGTGCTTCTCTCCGGTAAACGTCCCGCCCGCGATTGCGTTAGATATAATGAAGGACCCCGTAAAGGTCTGCCCTACTTATACAACTCGATGGGCGAAGCTAAAACCGATCAGAATTTCGAAACGGGATGGGATGAGGTAATGGAAGCCTCGGAATTTTTCAAACTCGATGCACAGAATTAATTTGAATTTAAAAACACATAAAAAGCGAAAAAATGGAAACACTACACACAAAGGGAGAATGGTTTGCCAAAGAAGGGCAAATCTATCCGATTGAAACAGGAAAAACACTTGCACTGATCCCCTATTTTGACAAAGAGGATAAAGAGCAGGAAGCAAATGCAAAGCTCATTGCTGCAGCGCCGGATTTACTTGAAGCTGCGAGTAACGTGGTAACTATTCTCGAAGCAATTAGCTTTCTTGTGGGGAATGGGGTTCTAAAGGATAAAATTATCATGCTGAATAAAGCAATCGAAAAAGCGACTGAATAATGCCTCAGTATAACATCTTTGGAGAATTGGAACAGGATGCACGACCGGAACCGGAGATCATTGAAGAGGTCCCGGAACCGGTTGTCATTCCAAAAAAGACGAAAAAAAGAAAGTCTTTTGAAATCGGCAAATGCCGGTCATGCGGTCAGTTATTGCTCGATGATCCGGAAAACGATAAGATAAAACTCGATGAAGAGCTGTGTGAGATGTGCGACAATAAACTCCGGGCAAAATATGATCAATACAGAAATTTTGCTTTAATCAAAGCCTTGCGAGTACATAAATACTTGAAATATTAAAAAATCGTACCTTTGTTCTATGAATAAACAAGTAATGGCAACATCAGGGACCATAAAACATATCAGGGTAATTGCAAATGATGACTGCTCCTGCCTTGACTTTCTGGCAGACCTTCTCGACCGGGAACCGATCCACGCCCTGCAAAGATTCATTAATTATGGCAACCAGGAGACCTGGCAATATGTTCATAAGTCGGAAATGGATGAGATTGTTATTTTAATACTCTATAAAGCTCCGTTTGGTATTAATGACAAGGATAATAGGCTTATAATTTACGCCTGGAATGATTTGCGTGAACTCTGTGGCTATTTTCAGCGATGGATGGATATGGTGACCGAGAAAGAGAACAAACCGCTTTATTTGACTTTAAAAGATATTACCGGCCTATTGGTATATCAATGGGCTATTGAACACGATAAAAACGCCCAATTAAATTACATGGGCTAATTAGGACCGGGCGGGTTTGTGTGTTCCTTCCCGGTCTTTTTTATTGATAAAAACACGATGCACAGAGTATTAACTAATAATACAACGATGAAAATGATCACTTTGACTTTTATAATTAGCTTTTTTTGCTTCGTCCTGAGCGCCCCGCCTAACCATGCGGTGTATATCCCAGAGACAGAAGCAATAATGCCCTTTGAAGCCCTCTTCCATGCGACTTGTGCTGTTGAGAGTGGCTTTAATCCCTATGCAATAGGAGACAAACAGTTAAAAAAGCACTCTTTTGGCATAGTACAAATAAGAGAGTCCCGGCTGAAGGACTACAACAAAAAGAACGGGATGCACTACACGATTAAAGACCTCTTTAACCCAGAAATATCAAAAAAGATATTTATGTACTACTGTCAGTCCCCGGACTTGGAAGTTGTAGCACGTTCTTGGAATGGAGGAGAAAAAGGATGGCAGAATAAGAAAACTATCAAATACTGGAAATTAATCCAATCAAATCTTTAAATAAAATTTATGATGAAATGTCCGTACAACAAGAAAGTCATTTGTAGCTATCTGGAAAACTATGATAGCACTACTCTTTACATCTGCGAAGCCTGTTCTCACTACCGGCTTAATAGCAGGGTTGTTCCTCCTGAGCCTCCTCTGGCTAAACGAATCTTTCATGTCATTGTCGCATTTGCGATAATAGCTGTAATTGTTATCCTGTGTTGTATGTTCATAAATCATTTCAGACCATGATCCGACAGAAATTTTTATTTATTGAGACTGTAATTAGGAATAGGAAAGGACGCGTATTATATCATAACACTTCTTTCATCCCAGAAAAACATCCTGATTACAATACTGAAATAGATCGGCATGGACTTGCTATTAAATATTCTAAATCTAAAAAACCATGAGCCACACATTCACGCCTGCCAAGAAAAAAGCCGTTATGCCTGTCAGACAGATGAAAAGTGTACGTGTTGATGGCAGAACGGTGATCTTGGTTGATGCAAGAATATCCAATGCAGAAGCCATTCAGCACTATGCAGAGAAAAGAATGCTTTACATGGCTTGTCGCCAGGGCACACCTAATTACCCCGAAAAGAAGGAATTTAAAGAGGTCCCTGTCGGGGAGATAGCAGAACTGGAGGCTATTCTCGACAAAGAGAACTTACCAGAGATGGAATAATTAACCCTTAATAACTATACTATGGCATATAAAAATAAAAAGAAACAAAAAACGCATATCAAGAGATTGCGATTAATACACGGCACTATTTCCCGTAAGCATGCAAGAGAGAAGGAAAGGAATAATCCGCTTGCAGGACTCAAAAAACTATTTCAACTGAAATATGATGATTAAAAGAAGGGGCTTCATTCGGCCCCTTCTTTATTTGCTTTAAGACTCTCCTCGATCTTCCACCACTCATCAAGTCTTGCCATTATAACCATAGGATCCGATTCCGGAGTCGGCTCATCATCTTCTTCTGGATCCCTGATACATTCGTACATCATTTCTTTTTTAACTGATCAAAAAACTCCTGGTTGAGAGCTCCAATGATTATCTGTTGCTCTGCCAGAGAATATTTACACCCTACCATCATGCCACGTGTTGACGGGAACCATTTCTGATACTCTTTGAGCAATTCATCCTCCAAGGCTTTGATCTTATCCCATCGTGCGGTGTTCTTGCCTCCTGATTTCTCCTCTAAGTCTATGGCGTATGATATGCGAGCCTCTTCTGTACCCTGATCGTAGAGGGCGTGTTCGCCGGGGCTTAGCAAAATCACGTTTTTGGCATAGAATTTAAAATACGGGTATTTATTCATCCCCTTCGGAAGCACATGAGCAAAGCAATTCGGGAATAATGGTGTGTCCATGTATTCCCGCAACCATAGTCCTGATAAGAATGATTTTCTGTCAGAGTAATGCCAGAGCATCCTGAAAATCATAATCTGAGTGACATCACTTGGCTTTGGTAATTCGATTATGTTATCCATTTCTGTATGAGATTAAAAAAGAGCTTCAAGCTATCTCAGCCATCCGCTCTTTAGTTTCTGTTGTCCAGTAAAAACAAGAAGTCTGATGCAAAGATAGTTAATTACTATTCAATAGCAAATTGATTTCCGATGTGCTTGCAAGTTTTACGAAAGTCTCCTTATCAGGATATTTTGTAAGCAATCCCAATTTCTCGGCAAGAGTCATGTATCTCGGAGTTGTTATCTGAGGCTCGACACCCATCAACTTATTGAAGAGAGATTTTGTTGTGCTAAATTCCCGGGATTGCCCCTTGTCGAACTCAGGAACCTCAATATTATACTTATTTCCTCCTTTTTTCTCCAGAGGTTTGATGTCTGCAGTTCCCGATGGTTCACCGAAAATTGTTGGTTCTCCAGTTGTATTCATTTTATCATCCTTAATTTCCCCTGTTTCTTTATCCAGGAAGGGTGCAGTATATTCAGTAAGCCTTTCCTCCTGATGAGCCAAGATAATTCCCCTGAGCTTCTTATTCGTGTTCTTCCCGGGTATTAGGTTCATGGCTTCCATCATGTCCATGTCATCATTGACGATTTTAAGAAGATCCTCCACTTTCATGTCCATAAGATCACCCTCGGTAAATGCACCCGCTTTTTTCTCAGGAAATACATCCTTTGAAGTGTCTCCCTTCTCGATTTCATCTTGATTAAGTATGTTCTTTGCCTCATCCCTGATGACCTTAACTCCATTCATGTATTCTCCAGACCCCCTGTTTGCTTTGATAGGAGGTTCTTCTTTAACCGGAATTGAAGGGATAATCTCTGCATCCTGAATGTTCTTATTATCAGCGAACTTATCAGGATTGATCTTACTCGTAGCTCTTGTTGTCCTACCTTCAGACTTGGAAGCATCGGTTTTATTGACAATGATTGTCTTTCCTGCCTCTGTGGTTATTGTGTCCTTTTCTTCAAGTTTATGGGATTCCTCATTATCCACATAATCGAAATCTTTCCCCTCAACATCCCTGATTTCTGCCTGGTCATAAACAATAGCATTCATCATATTGATGTCCACAGAAAGAGGAGCATAAGTCGAAAGATTAAGTTTAAGAACCGTTTTTTCGCACATTTGTTCATAACCACCCTCTTCCTTGTCTGTCCACTTGCCCTTGCCTCTCTGAAATGATTTGCTGTATCTCTTGGCGTGAATATCCAGTTTCTCAATAGGCATGTAATAATACTTCTCAAAACCATTGATAAGCCGGAAATAAGAAACATATCCGATGACATTATCAGATTTCTTGCCTGTCTCATCAAAAATATATTCTCCGGTAAATTTATTGTGGCTTTTAAGTTCTCCTTCATAAACCTCTGATACATTTATGATCTTAAAGAGACCTGTTCTCTGTGCAAGCTGAATAAATCCCTTTTTCATTACCTGAAATTGGGCTTTCATTAACTGTGATGGTCCATCAAAGTAAGGAACAATCCCTGCAAATCCAAGTCCCGGAGTAAGAGGTAAGTCCATACTTGCTGCCATTAGTGCAGATGATATTACGCTCATCTGATCGCATTTTTGAAGTTCCGCACTTCCACTCATAATAGTCGTGAGATTACTCACAAACATTGGAGCTTTTTTCCCGAGTGCTTCCTCAAATTTTTTCTTTATGACATCCTGACTTAATAAGGATCTGAATTTTGTCATCGCTGATCCTTCTGCTTTTGCTACTAATTCGTTTTCCATGTTTTCTATTTTTTATTTAATGGTTTAATTAAATCTGAAATTTCCTCATCACATCCATCCATACTGCGAGGCACAATAAAACGGAATAATCGTTTATCAAAATAACTTCCCTCCCCTCTTTTTTCTTCTGATAGGGTATCCTTTCTGCACGAGAACTTAAAATAATTAGAATATAATCCACAAATATTATCTCTATCAAGATAAACAAGCCATCCACCTGCCTTTAATGGACCTCTCTTTATCTTGTTAACTACGTGATTAGAGAATCCATACCATTTGACAAATTCAGGGAAATCTAAAACCTTCCATTTATCTAAACATACTTTATCTCCTACATTATAAGGAGGTTTGTTCTTAAATAACCAACTTAATATTTTCATTTTTTTGGATTTAAAGGTTCAATGTATTCGCTGTTATATCGCCACGTTCTGTTCGTGGTCCCATACTTCCCTTCTTTCCGATCTGAATAGTCACACTTGATCAATTTTCCTTCTTTTGTCAGATCGGTAATACTCCTTCTTATTGAGGTAATGAGCATCGGAATGCCATATTTTTCCATGGCTGATAGAACATCATAAGGAGTCCAGGCATAATTTGGTTTCCCTTTGAATATCTCCAATATGATATCCTTCTGCTTGGTTGCTTTTGCCCTTGCCTCAGGGAGTTTTTCTTCCTCCAATGGCACACTGTCGTGAAATACCATTTCTGTTTGTGCGTTCATAATTATTCTTTAAGATGTTTTGCAAAATCTTCCATAAATTTACGACCCTCTTCTGAATTGCTATCAAAGAGCTTTATATCAGCATTGGCATCCAAGAGAACGGGTGCGTTCCCTCTTTTACCATCGTATAAAAGTATTCCTGTTCTTACCATTTCATTTATTATCTCCATAGGAGCAATCTTATGCCCTCCTATCGTAAGGCTACTGATTGAGCTCATATCAATAGCTATTTTCTTTTTTGCTTTCATGTCTTTACCCTTTTATGCAGGTTAATCCCTCCAGCCTCGGATAGTATCTCGTTCTGCCATCCTTAACACTCTTGTTCGATCTGAGTTGAAAATTAATTGTCACCCATTCACCCTCTTTGATGTCTTGGAGGGACTTCATATTAACCTGGTTAAACTCAAAAGGTATCTCATCAGCATAAGTGCCGCCGTGAAATACTTCCAATGTGATGATTCTCGTTGTTTTTGTCGTGCCATTCTTTGCTTGGTAATCCTCTGGCATACCCAGACAAAGAACTTTGCCTGACATAGTTAAATTTGGTTCTTGCTTGTTTTGTGACATGTTTTTAGTTGTTAAATTATTGTTATAGTTATCTCTGTTCTCGGATTTTCCGAGTATTTCTTTTCTGCTGTCAGTTGGCATATTAGGCTGTCATCCCGATAGAATATCTTATTCAAGCTATCCTGCACAAATTTGGTTAAATTATCGAGATCAGGACGACCTGAATGATACTCCGGTGCTGAATCCTTTAAAATCCCTTGTTTCTTGCCACTACCGTAATGATTCCGGGGTCTGGACATGTAGAACACCAACTCCAAGGCTATCGGGTCAGAAATAGGCTCTTTTGGGGCTTGGCTTTGAAGAATACTGGCAAAGGTCTCCTTCTTGTCTTTTGAAGGATCATAGGTACCCGAAAACGTACCACGTGTAAAATGCCTATGCCTTGCCTGTGCTTTAGGCTCACCCAACACAATTAATTTAATCTCTGTCATTCTTAATTTATTTTTTACTATATTTTTTAGAACAACTTATTTTGAGATTGTTTATAATCAATTCTCTTCACAATAACATCGCCAGAATATTCCTTATCCCATATATACCAAGCAAACAACCATCCAAGTTTCGTTTCAACCCAATCAATTTTATCTGAACAATCAACGATGTATTGCTGTTTTAAAACATTTGCAATAGCGCCATCTCCACAACAAGGTTCAAGTATTGATCCAACAAATGTTTCATATTTCAATAAAGCTTCCGTAACAGGAATTGGCGTTTTTACAAAATCATTAAGCATTTTTATCGTAGTCTTACTCTTTTATTTCGTTTCCAATAATTCTAATTGACGTAGGTTCGTGCAGTTCGATCTGTCCTGTCTTGACATTCTGCATGATTCCTACCGTATAACTCACTGCCTGGTCGCTTACTATGTCATAACGGATGCCCCAATGAAGCAAAAAGTAATAATCCTTCTGGTATATCTCATTGCCCTCATCATCCACTTCCCCTGTATCAATAGTGACCTCACAGTATGTTTTAAGCCTTGACATTATCTGCGTATCTAAAATAATATTTTCCCTTCCTGGTAAATGGTACTCTCCCTGTAATTGAATCATCCACAACATCCCTGCTACAATGATTCGCTAATGCAGCTTCTATTATAGAGGGGTAAGAAGCCATCTCTTGCCCCTCCTGATTAAATTGAATGACTGCTTTTTTATTATGTGCCAATAATTCCTTTATTGTATGTTCGTGCGCTGCCACCCATACGGCATTTACTAATATCCGGGCCTCCCCCTCCTTGCCTTCTTGGAGTATCTCAAATGCCTTCATGTCCCTGATAACCTTGTTTACAACCCTGTCTTTCTCCATAACTTAATCAATGAGTATCTTACTTTTATCCAAGCAAATCTTATCATTGCAACAATCCAATATTTCGATATAGGAAAAGGATATGCTGTAATCTCATAATAAATGCCATTTTTATTATTATCAACAATCAGCACCCTTTGATTATCGGGGAATAAAACAATATCATTGACTTTTAAATGATTCTCGTTTATAACAAATTCTATTTCTATGTTCTTCATTTTAATAACAGTCTAAATCAATTTTCTTGAACTCATTCATTAACTGATCGTCCGTTGGTTTCTCCTTTATTCTATTGTTGAACGTTCTGTTCTTGGCTCCCTTGCGTTCGGACCAATCCGCGGTCCCCAGCTTGCCGAAGTCAATCTGTTCGGCTCCGGCTTGTGTTAAGGTTTTTATCAGGATGTTCTTAATCCCTGTTCTCTCATCATCAATAATACCCTTGATGCCATTGAGCACCTTATCTTTCTTGCAGAGATCGTATAGTTCGATGTTCCCTTCGACATATTGACGCTCTTTCAAGAATCTTTCTGACATGAACTCAGTGTAGGATTCTGAATTATCGGGTTCAGGCTCATAACGAACTATTTCTGCATCCCATTTCTCCATCTCAGAGATGTTACCTGCCCTCTCTGCCTCCTGCTTCTTGGAAAACGCTTCTTTTGCGGGTAAAACACGATTTTCCCAAAAACTCTTACTTATGTCAATGATTCTCTGACAAAGACTGTCATCCCTCGTGTATTTCTCCACTTCGAACATATTTCCATCCTTGAGTATGGCTATTTCCGCATAACTTGTCTCAAGGATTATCATATAAACATGAATCTGGATCAGATAACTAATTGGAATCCCATCAGCCCACATTTGAGAACTCCAGTAAGAAAGTGTTTTGATTTCAAGCACCGCTTCTGTCTTTAGTTTTTCTCCCGTAAGAAGGTTAATACCACCTTTAATGTTTTGTACCCGGTCAAAGGACCCAAATAACCACGGATAAGCAGGATTGACCACAAACCCATTTACGGCCCTACAATCACGAATTATCTTTTTGTTCTTGTAATTCTCTATCCATCCTTCAGAAGTTCCATCGTAGTATTTCCAGAGTTCGGCAATGTTATCCTCCATATATCGACCAAAAAACATCTTCGCATTGTCCATTTGCCGTGGCTCGACTGAACCTATTTTTTCATAAAAAGTTCGGGTTACTGTATCGTATTTATTCAAGCCGAGTACCGTACTCATCTCACTTCCTCCTATTCCTGACCTACGGTAATCAAACCAAGCAGGAGTGTGAGGAGGTATCCTTGTTATTATTAAATCACTTCTCATGGCTAATTTTTATTAAGGAAACTATTCGCTGCTTTATCAAAGGCATCTGCGAGTTCCCGATGTTCCGTTGCTTTCATCTTAAGAAAAGTGATTATCTGAACCAGACTTTTATCATCAATAGCATCCTCTTTGGATTTTTCTTTCGCTATCGGAGTTTCCTCAAATTCCGGCTCATATATTTCCTCTTCCTTCGGAGGAACAGGTTTTTCAACTTTCTCCACAACCTCTTTTACCGGTTTCTTTGTTTTCCAGCCATGTAGAGTATAGCCACTTTTTACCCATGCCAGTACGGCATCCCATGCTTTGGCAGGACAATTAGCCCAATATTTAGGGTTCTTCATCATTGAGATGTAAGCAGGCAGAATACCGACTATGGCTCCTGCCTCTTTTGCAACAAGATTCTCCTTCTTAATAGCAGTAAGGAATCTGTCGGCTACTGATTTTTTTGCGATGTCATTCATATTATTTCATGTTTAATGGTGACGGAGGTTTCATCCCCGGTAAGTTCAATGGTAATAACTCTTTGTACAGTTCCCCCATAAGCTCACATAGAAGGTCTGCCTGGGATGACATTAATTCAATTTCTTGTTTCCCCTCGTTGCTGATGTCAGAGTACCACCGATCATAAATCTTCGACATCTTATTTGTTAAAGATTCATGCTGTGTGCATAGCCTTAATCCCTCGTCATAGAACTGTTCGTAGAACTTCAACCAGGCATCGTAATTACCCACTTTAGCCTTTGCGACCTCTATTGCTTCCCTGTCTGTGCCCTTAGATACTTTCTCGAAGTCAGATTGCGCATCTGCCCTTCTTTTGATCTGTGGTGCAAGAACTTTTGCCTGATACTGTTTTAACAGTTCGGCATACTTAAAATCATTTACGTTATTCATGGTATAAAATATTATGTTCTTCAACTAAATAATGCTCTATCTCATCAATGATGATGACCGATGCCGGCTTGCGATTGAACTTGACATGGTTACCCGCTTTCACTTGCTCACATGCGGGACCCACTTGTATAACTACCCCCTCTCCCGGAAGCATCTCTTTTGAGTTCTGTGGTATTACAAGAACACCATTCCTTGTTTTCTCAGGTAACTTGTCCGGAAGTATTAAAACACTATTCCCTAATGTTGTCATAATTTAAGTCTTCTTTTTTTATTTATTATTGCTTTAGAAACGATATATCCGATCAATAATGCCAGGAATCCGATTAAGATAATAATTGCAGTCATCTTTCATGCTTTTGAGGGGCTAAATAGGTAAATCTTCTTCGCCTTTATTGAGTGCTAATTTGTTTTTCTCCATAAACTGCCGAATATCCCATGCATGAACCGGAGATACTTGTAATGATTCAGCCCAATGTTTTGCAATTTCTTCCGTTACGGGATTAATAGCATAAATTGCACCACTACCTAAAAAGCGAGTGAACGGTGGATGCTCTGTTGTCTCTGGAACATCGACCCGTAACATATTCGTTCCGGCAATATTCTGTTCTGTACACATACCGGCAATCTGATTATGTCCGAACAATTCAATAATTGCCCATGCTGCAAATTTTTCAGTTTCGTTTATCATAGTTTTGTCTTTTATTTGTCCCGATGAGGGGAATTACTTTCTTATAGTGATTGAAAACCAAATATTACCAACAGTAAGTCCTTTTTTCTGATTGGTCATTAAATATTCCTTTGCAGAATAAAACGCCTGATCAAAACTCGAACCTAATTGCCTCGTAAATACTTACTTACCCGTTGAGTCCCGTTAATAGCCGTAGCCGTTGCCGTAGCCGTAGCCGTTGCCGTAGCCGTTGCCGTTGCCGTAGCCGTAGCCGTCGCCGTGGCCGTGGCCGTCGCCGTAGCCGTTGCCGTTGCCGTAGCCGTTGCCGTCGCCGTAGCCGTTGCCGTCGCCGTAGCCGTTGCCGTTGGCTTTGCCGTAGCCGTAGCCGTTGCCGTCGCCGTAGCCGTCGCCGTCGCCGTAGCCGTAGCCGTAGCCGTAGCCGTCGCCGTAGCCGTTGCCGTGAGTATTCTGAGAATCATCAAAATTACCCGCAATTCTTACAGTACCCATTTTTTTGCATTTACTGTAATAGTATGCACGACCGTTAGCCAATCAAATTCTACAATACCCTCACACTTGTCGAGTTTTGTATCTTTTGTTGCACCATTTACAAGTTCGGGGAGTCCTTTTGTCGTACCCCATGAACGAATGTTATAAGCATTATGGAGCTTACAGTCATTGCCATCTCTTTCAAAACGACCAATATAAATCCACCCTCTTTGAAGAACAACAATTTTAATGTCTCCATCAAATTCTTTTGGGACATTTAATGAATCTTTACGGACATACTGAATGCCGTTAATCTCTACTTCATTAATTTCTGTTTTTGACATTTTTTCTAAGTTTAAATTATTAATATAAATCATTTGTTTTTGTTCTTTAGTCTGTCACGCATCCACATTGCACCAACCATGCAGTCTATCTTATTGCCAGCTGATCTTTTTGCATAAGAAGTTGCCCATTTATTTATTTCCATGTCTGTCGGAAGATCGGAAAGCTTAACCCTTTCGGCGGGTTCCTTATCTGTCATGGTAAAATCCCGGTAACTTGTAGGATACTTTGGTGGTTCATCATCATCTTTCTTCTCCTCGACAGGGAGGAAGGCAAGAAGTTCATCGGCAAAGTCATCCCAATAAAGAGGACTAATTAAATCTGATACTATAAGATTTTGCACTCTCTTTTTTAGTATTTCCACGATTTTTTCTTTCCCCGGCAGGGTGAACTGACTGGCAAAAACACGCAAGAGTTCATCTCGCATATCACATTTTATTATCCGTGAATGGAATTGGAAGAGGCGTTCGGTTCCTCGTTCATCAGGGAGCTTATTCCTGACTATCCAATTCCAAAGATAAACAAAGTATTTCAATTATGCAAATATTTCTTTAGTGATTAAATTACTCTCTCAAAAACAACCCATCCTATATTTTCAGAGGGACTTGTTTTATATTGCCCCTTAAATTTCAACCATCCATCCAAACAAATAGATGTTATTTCTACATTTGATGCGACTACCTCACACTTAATACCTAATTGCAAATAGTCACGCAATTCGCCTCGTGTTTTGGGTCTTAAATAATCTGTTTTATTCATGGTTAGTTTCTTTAGTGATTATTTCAAAGACTTCAGAAATTTAATTACCGGATAATAGTCGCTTTCATTCCCGTATTTCTCTTTTACTGCTTTTTCAAACTCTTTGATCGTTCCTGAAAAACATCCGGCATTGATTATACCTCCTTCCTTTTCAATGGTAATAAATCTATCTGATCCAACTGGCCCGATGGTTAGATACGTTTTGCAATTATTGTGTTTTTGTGATCGTAGTATTGCATCACCGTACACCAGTGCATTACCGGACACCCGTGCATTACCGTACACCTGTGCATCACCGTACACCCGTGCATTACCGTACACCCATGCATTACCGTACACCTGTGCATCACCGTACACCCGTGCATTACCGTACACCCGTGCATTACCGTACACCTGTGCATCACCGTACACCCGTGCATTACCGTACACCTGTGCATCACCGTACACCCGTGCATCACCGTACACCCATGCATTACCGTACACCATTGCATCACCGTACACCCTTGCATCACCGTACACCCGTGCATCACCGTACACCCGTGCATTACCGTACACCCATGCATCACCGGACACCCATGCATCACCGTACACCCATGCATCACCGGACACCCATGCATCACCGTACACCCGTGCATCACCGGACACCCATGCATCACCGGACTGATCGAGATTTTTAAGACTCTCGACAAAACCACCCTTTTCCCCCTTGTTTATATCAGAGAAAGAAATAAGTGTCTCAATGCGGTAAAGTATTCTACCATAGACATTGATTGTTTCGGAAGTCAATTTATACTTTTCCATATTCATTGTTGTTTTTTAAATTCATTTCAGCAACCTCGCTAAATTCGTTTTACGGGCTATCGTAGTAAACTTCTGAAGTTCATCTATCAATGCCAGGACTTTATCTTTTGACGGTTCCGGTAAGTTGTGATGCTTGCTATCGGCGCCGATGTTTATTTGGTCGGGGTGACATTCCTGAATTAACCAAACAAGTTCCTTTAAATCAAAATCGAACAAAGGTTCAAGAGTCACTTGAATTTTAAAACCTGCAAGCCAGTGTTCATTCATCGCTTTTGCCCGGTCATAAACATCGGGAGTATTACCCATCTGTGCATATCTGCGATTCGTTTCAATAGTAGTACAGAGGATCGACTTTTCAGGGAACAGGGGAGCAAACTGTTTCATCCTTGCCGGATTCTTTGATTGAAATAGGTAAATGTTATCCTTTGCCTTGCATCTCTGAAGTATGTTTACAATCCATGCCGTTGGCACATTCTCAGCAAATAGATCATTTTGAGCCACAACAAAAACAGTCCTGTCGGTTCCCTTCGGATAATCAAAATACAACTGGAGTGGGCCAGAATACTTATTCTTAACTGCCTCATATCGTTTTTTAAGCGCATTGGTCGAACAGTAAGAACATATATGGGAACATTCTCCACCGAGTGGATTATAGGTCACCACCCCTTCATACATATTGCCCTTGTGTTCCTTAATTGAGCTTTTCATATAGTTAAAAAGGTAATTAAAATGCAAATTAAAATGGAAGATTTTCCAAAGTTTCATCATGCCCATTGAATGTCTCATCTTCTTCATTACTTCCCTTGGAAGGATTCAGTTTCTCCGGCAAAGGTTCTGTCTTGGATTTCTCATCTTTGAACACAAAGAATCTTCCTCCCTTACTGCTGTCCATGGTCAGCTTGATCCTATCCATGGTGCCTTCTTCCTCAAACCTTATCCTTTCAGTTCTTAGTATGGTAGGCGCATTTGGGTCAACATAATATTTATCGTCATCATCCATGGTATCTGTGATATCCTCTTTCCTTATCTTTTTATTCACATTCCTATGCAGAATAATCCCTACATCGCTCTTTTCTTTCCATGCTGAAGATCCTTTGATGTCGTATAAGTTTGGTATGCGGTAGTTTATCCCTATCTTCTCAACTTTTGTGGGATGAGCTATGATAATACCGTGCAGATCGTAATATTCATTGAAGTCCAGGATTAAGTCAAGCTGAGAACTGATGTACTGTGTCTCCGTTTGATTTCTTGGCTGTTCGTGCTCAATCTTATTCCATGCATCAATAACGTAGGCACAGATGTTCTCAGTTTTTTTGAGATACACAAGGTACTTAAATAACGAATTTAGAGTATTGACCTTATCTGATTTTATCTCACCATTAAAAGTATCAAAATTCTTACGGTCAGGAGATATTATGAAAAAATGCTTCTCTATCCATCTTAATGTCTTATCCCTTAATGCAGGTGTCATCGAATTTTTCCATCCTTCTTTAAAAAACTGTCCGGTGACAACCTCTGCCATCTTTGCATATTCCCTTGCTACGGGTCTATTCTCAGGGGAGAACCATCCGTATTTCAGGTCAAGGTCTGCATTATGCCTTACCACCTCTGTCTCATGCCACCTAACGTATGTACTTTTTCCACTTCCCGGTAGTCCCGTAACCACCTGTAGGTGCTTTGATTTCTCGGTGTAAAGTGCATCTATCTCAGCAATGCCACATTTTAATCCTCCGATGAATCCTTTCTCTGCAAGTATCTTTAAATCTTCTCTTACATCATGGACGCTAATAATCCCGGCAATAGGAAATGAAGATAGATTCTTGTAACATTTATCAACACCTTCCTGCACTAATGCTTTCAACCCTTTTTTCTTATCCCCATTCCACACCTCATTAATGTCTTTATAGCCTACCGGATAGTTGATGTACTTGCATTTCTCCTTACCAAGAATAAGAGCAAGTTGATTTTTTAACTTCATCCCCGGAACATCACCATCCGTAGAAAAAATATGTAAATCAACCTCTGCGATCTTACTCTGAGTGTATTTATCGTTGATATAGTCAAATTCATGCTCGAAGTTCTTTGCATCAGGACTAGGGGCTCCTGATGGCACACTCAAGATGTTCTTATATCCTGCCTGTTCCCATGTCATCCTGTCCACATGTCCTTCTGTCCAGATAACTATTTTTGGTTCATCGGGAATGAAATTAAGGTCCTCCAATCCCCATGGAAGCGTTCTTGAACCAAACTTCTTGGGTATATTCCACCACTTTGAAGAGTCTTGCCCGGGTTGCCATCTTATATCAAGGAATTTAGAATCTACAAGCGTATGCCCAATATATGTAGGGAATCCTAATATCGGTTTTTTTGCCATGGAAAATTCGTACACACCATGCCTCTTTGGTATCTTCATATCAATACCTCGGCTTTCCCAATAATCCCTGACCTCCTTGGAATAAGTCTCAGCAATCTGTTTTGGCATCCTGGAGTTCTCTTGAACTTTGGCATATTGCTCCATACTACCTAAGTTCCCCTTCCAATTGCAATGCGAACAACAATACCACTGATTCCCTGGTTCGTCATTAACTGTTAGACATGGAGTTGTTTTATGATGCTGACGCAAATGGGAACATTTAGGACATAAAACACTATATCTTACTTTCCCAGGCTGTGTTTTGATATTTAGTTCCTTAAACGTCATCCTTTAAGGATTTCTTCTGCTTTCTCATTCCGAATAATAAATTTGGGACCTGGATTATGCTTATCAGGATAAGGAAAACAATAATCGAGCTCTGTTCCCAGACCTCCAGTGGCCTTGTTTATAGAAGGCCTTGTCTTATTAGTGATCGTGGAGATAGCCAATCCCGTAAGATCAGCAAATTGACTTACGGTAAAGACATTATAACGCATCATCGTCTTTACTCTTTCTATGCCAATCTCTGTCTTTCTTGAGATCGCATCAATAAGTGCAGGTTCCGTTTTTGCGAATTTACACTCAATCCCTTTTATTAATCCGTATTGTTCTTCCATGTCATAATTAAATTTAACGAAACAAAGATATAAACACTTTTGCTTATAAACAAATCTTTTTACAATATTTGTTTGTGCTATTCAAAAAATAAGGAGAAACCATTACGGCATCCCCTTATTTGTATGACGATACGTGAGATTTAATTATTTTGAACGGAACATCATTTTTGCCCATTGCGAAGCAATACGAGCGGATTCTGATGCCTGTATCTGCAATATGGTTTGCGTTCGTGGCCCTTCTGAAGTAATCGACATGCCCTGATCTACGGTTTGTTTCTTGGCTTCCTCAAACTGCTCCTTAGTAAGACCTACGAATGAATCGAGATTTTGCAGATACTCTCTCCAATAAACATTGGCATATTCTTTTTTCTCATCGTCTGTGACTTCCTCTCCCATGTAATACTTAGGTATTATCGGCTCTTTGAGGAGTCCATTTGACTTGAGAAGATTAAATTCCTGTGGATAGTTTTTCTGCAGGTCAATGTTGTCCATAACATTAAACCTTCGGCTCTTACCCTCCTCTATCTGCTTATAGTTCTCCTGGATGAATGGATCGTCTGGGTGCCAGTTCTTATATACATTAGTAAGTCTTTCGAGTTCCTTCATCACTGGTACCTGCTCATCCAATGACTTCTGTAACCTTCCTGACCTTGTTTTGTCTGCAGACTTATATATGTTTGACAATACCTCATCAGAGACACCTTGCTCCTGTGCCCTGTTTACTTCTCTCAGGAACTCAGAATTAGCATCACCCATACGTTTTGACAAATCGGCAAATTTCCCTGTGAGATAGGTTATATTGCGTTCCATGTACGATTTGAGTTCAGGCTTATCAAATTGTTGAATCTTTACGACATTATTAAGTATTGCCTGCTCCCATGTTCTTTTTCTACCATAGAAATCCAACTTACCCGTCACTCCATCATATATGTCCTGTCCTGACCTCCAGAATGGCACCTGACTTCTTCCTACATAGTTCAGAACGTTCATAATGCGTTCCTCGGTAGTGGGATTAGGGTTATGATATTTGTTCGCTGAGGGATTCTGTATTGACATGCCACGGAAATCCCTATCTGCAAGGACAGATCCTATCCATCCCCATGTGGCATCGCCAAAACCAAGCCCATATTTCTTTTCTCCCTCGAGAGGACTATCGAACTTCTTAATTTCAAATGGCAAGAACTTACTCATGTCGGAAATATCCTGTGCGTTATCCTCACTCTGATAAGCATACCACGGAGTAAGATATCTTGCAAGGTTAATCTCAGACTTACCTATCTTGAAACTTAATGGTATTGATGTCTTGAATGGCAGAGGAATAGACGGTATTCCCTTCCGGTGTTCTCTTATATCCTGTTCCTCCTTTGACTCCCCCGACATGGCAGCAAATAACGTTCCTACTGCACTTATCAATGCAAAATTACCTATTGTGGTAAGTGGATTCATCGTGATCCCATTAAGCATTATCCTCTGCATATCGGCTTGGAACTTGATAAATGTAGGCCCTACAAGCGGTACTTTAGCTGCTACATCCCATATCTTTCCTATGTGAGCATAGTTACGGAATGAGTCATAAACCCTCCGGATAGCTTGTTCGTGAGTTAATCCCTGGTCTCTGCAGATCATATAAGCAGCACCCTTGACATTATTCTCCACGTTGATGTAGTTCTCCCCTGCGAGTTTCTGCCCCCGGTTAAATAAGTCCCTTGCCTTATCTATTGTGGTCTGATCTCCGGTAAGCGTTTTATAGATATTTGTCTTTTTGGCAAAATCAGGTATTTTCTCACCTGTGACACCGGACTCCAAGAGAACACCCGATCTCTCCACTGCCTTATATAAAGGTGTCCTTGCTTTTGCTTCTTTTTTCCAATCTCCTTTTCTGGCAAGTATCTCCAAGGGGTTAAATCCATTAATGGCACCAAAGAAATGTGAACCTGTGTAGTTTCCTGTCTGTACGAAAGGATTAAGCGTTGTCCTCCATGCTCTGTAAAACTGATTTAGTTTCTGCCGGTTCCATAACTTCAATCCGTCATAGATACTATTCGCCATGTGATTTGCATAATGGAATCCTGTAAAGTCCTCGATAATATGCTGTGCCACAGCCTTACCTCTTAGTGGTCCCCAACTACGAGCCCGGCTTAACTGAGTGAATCCCTTTGGAATTGCTTCCCCCGGCTTAATATCCCTGACAAATTCTGGATGATCTGCAATTATACCATCCATGTATTCTTTGATAGCTTTATTTTGAATGGTCTGCCTTACTCTAAGTGCAGTCAGATATGTAGGGTCTTTGATGGCATGAGCCTGTTTCCACTCATCCACTTCCTGACGCATCTTATATATGTCTGCGCTGATAGTATTCGCACCCTTACCTATGAATGCTTTTATCTCATTATCATCGGGCATGGTTATATGAGTGTCATAAGCCCTGCCGAGATATAATACCTCTCCGGTATGTGGGTCTTTAAACTTCAGATATGTTTTAGCATCAATCAAGTCTAAAGCATAGGTCGTCTCATGTACCCATGTATTCCAATCCCTTACTGCCCAATAGAGATTCTTTTCAGGAACACTTAAATCTCCATATTTCAATGGTGTTGCTGATATTTCCGGATCCAATGCGTTCCGTGCTCTTTCCCATGATTCGTGATCGCCCCCTACTATGGCACGGAGTTTATTCAGTACATCATTGCTTTCATTCGTTGCATAGATACCTGTGGTGCCTCTCATCTCCAGTTCTCCCATCTGACCTTTCTTGCCAAAAGTCTCTGCCTGTGTTCGTGCAAGTCCACGATAAGACATCTCTCCGGCCTTTGCCAACCATCGTAGAGCATTGTTTTGCGATTGAAGCCCTGCCTGCATCTTACCTGCAACCCAATTACTTAAATTATCCCTGAGTGGCATAAACACGTTCTTCCAAAGAACGGTATTCCCTTTGCTTATCCCGAAATTAGGAAGAAACTTCATAAAAAGCGTGTTCTTGTCATCAGCACTCTTTTTCAAATTAATCTCTGCCTCATCTGCGGTGGAACCAAGTCTTTTACCTATGTTCTTTGCCTGCTCCTGAGCTCCTTTTTTAAGATCATCTTCAAATTTCCTGACTTTCTCAATAAGGGGTTTCTGCTCTTCAAAAGTTAATTCTCCTTTATCGAAAGCATCCTGTACCTCATCCACATCAGTATAGGTTTTGCCTTTGAACTCTATCCCTTGTTTTATTTCAGGCTTCTCAGTAGGTTTTTCTTCTGCGGGAAATAATGAAGTTTGTTTCTCCACTTCTCCAATCTTGGATTTTTGCTCTTTTTTCAGACTGGCAATATCCTTTTTGGCTTCAGCAATCTTCTCCTCAAAAGGTTTCTTAACTGCATTGCGTGTTTCTTCATCGTATTTGAAGCCCTGATCCTCTCTCTTGATGATTTCATCCGGCTCGAGTGGTTTAGTGTCACCAAACAATCCATTACGCTTATCTGCCTCTAATAAGGCTTTACGCATGTCCTCCTCTGCTTTCGGGATTATGGCTTCTTTTTCTGCTATCTGTGTCTCATAGTCCTTGTTTATGGCATCTACGGCTTTTTGTTGCTCTGGGGTGTACTTATTAGGTTTCTCCTCACCTTTTGAAGCAACTGGGCCCTTACCTGTCTCTGCGCTTCCTGGTAACTTATTTTCTTCTCCTTTGCCAGTAGGAGGATTTGGTTTGTTAGGTTTTTCATTTATAGTTTTTCTTTCGTTACGGGCATCTATAACCTTCCCAATAAGTTCATTTAATTTTTCAGCACGCTTAGTATCTCCCTGATCTAAAATATCCTTCATCCCAGATTCAAGTTGAGTAACAAGGTTATCTAATTCAGGAACGGTTTTATTACTCAAATCCCTTACTGAAATATTTTTGTTCGGTTTGTTTTCAATTTCAGTTCCTAAATCATTTCCATGCTTACCATCTTCCATGTGCCCATCGGGGAACATAGTCGCCTCTTTCTCCGGTCCATCGGCAGTCTCTTTATACTTGAAGTTGAATCCTTCATCGGTGACATTAATAGATAATACCTTGCCTCCATTTGGCTTTAGTTTCTCATCATAGAATCGCCTCAGAGGTATCTCCATCTTATTTGACTGTTCGTGTGCCGATCCCTGTGCGGATGAATACAGTAATCCTTTTTTCTCTACCTTATATTCCTCCCATATCTCATGTGCTGCGACAAATGGTTTATACTCGTCATCAACATTATTGGCTACATGAATATCTCCATGAGGATTCCATTCCGGATATACCGCACTGTTGCCTCCTTCTGTCCAATTAGAATAAAAATGAGTTTTCATGTAACTATCATCAACGCCAATGACATTGCGCCCATTCTGCTTCCATAGAGGGGTGCTGGGAATGTTATCTACATCTTCAGGGGTGAACTCCTGATCTGCTACTCCAAACCTTGCCCTGACACTCTCAGGGGTATCCTTCTCATTCTTCCAAAGCCTTACGCTTGGCTTTTCTTCATTAGTCCCTGCAGTTCTGAGAGGTTTCTTTTCATGTTCCCCTTTACCTGAGCCCTCTTCTTTGCCATATAATTCAGAATCGAGATTTTGTTGTTCTGTCCTTCTTTGCTCATCTTCTCCGAGCCATTTTTTAAGTTCTTCATAGTCGTTTTTATTAAGTTTTCCATCTGCAAATGCTTGTTCATATTCACTTATATCGTAATTGTCAAGATCCTTATTCGATTTTAGAAGTTGATCTCTTTCATACTGTATCTCCTCTTCGGTAGGTTCGTATTGCATCGGTTCTTGCTGCCTGCGTTCAAGTTCATCAAGCATCTTGCCCCTTGAGGGATATGATTTCATTAAATCAATGACAGCATTAGTCATATCCATAGCACCCTTATCTTCCATGCCAAAACTCTCAGGAACGGCTTCATGGAACACATCAAGTCTTGTCCCTTTATTGGATAATAGCTGGAAGTATTTTTTATATTCTGCGCCACCCTTTGTATATCCTGTGTGTGCAATGAAATCATCTATTTTTAACCTTCCTCCACTTACAAAGAATTGCAATGCTGCTTCATCGAAGTTATTGGTCGGTTGAGTAACTGCTTTGTATGTCCGGCTACCGGGTTTAAATGCTGCAGATCGTTTTTTCCTTATCGTGAGAGTCCTTTCCTCTTTCTCTTTTATCGGTGTAGGAATTTCTTCTTTTGGTTTGGCTGCCTCAGCCTTGGCCTTTATCTCTGCTTTTTTATCAACTGTCCATTCATTAATTGCTTTTACTGTTTCGATATTAGGCCATGCATCCAACTCCCGATCAAACCATGTCTTATTTAATTCTCCGTTTTCATCTACGGCATTTTTCTCAAGGTGTGCGAATAACTCATCTCTGTTTGCAAAATTATTCTCTCCAAGTTTAAGTTCAGGTTTGGCTTCTATCGCATTTTCATGCGACTCATGCATTAGTTTTGCGTAATTGTCGAAGATTTTTTGCATCACCGGAGGCAATTGTTCGGGTTCAACATCTTCCCCCTCAAAAGATATGTTGACAGAACTAAAATCAGGATCTTCGTCAGGATCAACTTCAAACTTATAGCCTGCCTTTTCAACTGTCTTTTCAATCCGTCCCATCAAGTCAGCCTTCTCTTCTTTCGTGGCTGGTTCTTTGACTTGTTTATTAATATCATTTAAAAATCCCTGGTAATCAACTTTTGATACGGCCTCTTCTTTGGCTTCCCTCATCCGTTTTTGAAGAGGAGATTCTTCTCCTTTGACTTCGGATTTCTGCACCTTATTCCTCTCATCCCATTTCTTGATGTCGGAATACAGTTTTTCCTTCTGCTTTTCATTAAGCGCTTTCTGCCCCGATGTGGGCAAGAGACTCTTTGCTTTCTCATCCCGGGCTTTCTTATCCCATGATTCCCATTCTTCCTTAGCTGGGATATTGGCCTTCTCTTCCTCAGCCTTTTTGGTTTCCTCAACTTGTTTTGCCTCTACCTCTTTCTGTGCTTTGTCGGCAGTTTCTTTGGCTATCTGCTCAATATCCCTCTGTTTATTCTCCGGGCTTAACTCATTATACTCATCCACGGACTTGCCAAAGATTTTCTCTGCCTTACCCTTTTCCTCATTAATCTTCTTCTGTAATCCATTTACTTTAGCCTCTTTCTCCGTAGGATTCGCATTTTCATCGTTTTTAGCGTCATTAAGCTCCTTTTGCATCTGGTCAATGTTCTCCACCACGGGTGCTGCTTCCTTCTTTCTGGGGTCTGTTTCCTCTATCGTAGTGCGAATCTTGTTAGTCCATATCTTCTTCTCCCTGGCAGACAATAAATCATTATCCTGAATACTCTTTATAAAACCATCAGGATTTTTAAGAATGTTATTGGTTACAGAATGGATGTCAATAGTATTATCCACTATTGTCTTCTGATGAAGTAATTCTGCTTTCTTTGCAGGATCGGTCTCATTCTCTGCCTGCACGGATAACCGGAATGATTCTTCCCTTGCTTTGAAAGGATCAACATTCATCTCCGATACCATGCGAATATTGTTATTTGTGGCAGTCATATAACCAAGCATAGCCCTCTTATTGACCATCTCTTTAAGCACTTCCGGGGCGCTTAGTCCATAAAATGCCACACCCATAGATAGGTTCTGTAAGACATCTTCCGGCTTGCCTATCCCTGCAAATCCGAGTGAATTGGCAAATAACTTTGTTGCTTCTGATGTCCATACTCCTGCACCCATGCTCTTAGCAATCTGCCCCATCTCTCCTGACCACACGCCAATACTATTGTAGGCCATAGCCTGTGCTGTTGATTCTGCGCTCTGAATGACATTCTCTCCAACGGGTTTCCCTTCCCTCATTCCCTCTACATAACTTTTCACTCCAAAATATTCAAGCATTTTTAACATGCCCTGTAATCCATATTCCACTAATAAAGGTGCTTTGGCTTCCGGCACTGCTGCCATAGAGATCAAATCAGGGAGGAACTCACCCGTACCTTCCAAGGCCTTTCCGAATCCCCTTTTATCTTCGGGAGTGGCTTTTAATATTGAGGTTAACGTTTTATCAAGGAAATCTGCAGCCTTCTCATATCCTTCCTTTTCCAATGATGCGGTGTTACCTCCATAGAGCCCATTATTAATAGCCTCTGCAATCTTGCCGGCATATTTCTTAGTTGTATCAGAGTTGATGCCTGAAATTTTTGCTGCTGCCTTAACCATCGTCTCCGTGCCAGTAGTCTTTAATTGTTGCGGGAGATCAACGGTAAGATAACCTATATTCCGGATAAGATTGGCAGTTCCTTTGAAAATGCCTCTTGAAACAGCATCCAGATAAGATGATTTATAAGTTGACGGAGGCTTGGACGGTATTTTGTCCATGATGAACCTATCTTCGGGCTTGCTTGTCGGCTGAACATTTTCACCTCCCAGACTTCCCTGTTCCATTTCTTTTAATGAAGGGATTGGTTTTTTACCACCTATTGTTTCGGGTTCGCCTATGGTTGTAGGATTAACGTCAGTCTCAGGAAGTGGTATCCCCAATGCTTTAGATACATTTGTCCAATGAGGATATTGAATCGGTTCGTCTGGCTGTGCCTGATCTTGTGGTGCTTTCTTTACACCTTTATCCGATGCCTCAATCTTTGGTATATCACCTGCAACTTTCGATAAAACGCCTGCGAAGGCTTCGTGCGTAGGCAATCCATAGTCGGTAGCATCTTTTTTTTTTAATCCGAGAGTCTTGGAAAAACTATCGAAAGTATCAGGAGCATCGAACTTATTCGCCTTGAGATAGTCATAATACTTCTTTGCGCTCGCCCCATCAGAAAGAGTTTTCTGAAAGGAATCAAAGGTAGGAGGAACATCAGCCTTGACTCCTTTGAGATATTCGTAATATTTCTGGAGATTGGTATTGTCTTTCGTTATTTCCATGATATTCCACTTTTAGCCGAATTTTCTTTTCCTACAATATCTCCTATCGTTACCTGTTTGCCATCTTTCATTATCGGAAGAGCATTATAGTCATTCACATTAAGAGATGATCTTGGGACTATGAAAGTCTCTGTTTTAAAGACTTGAGTAGCCTCTGCAGGATTAACCGCCCTAAAGATGAACTTGTCGCTATCTGGGTCATAAGACATTAATTTTGCATCAACATCATTGCCGTTCTCAACAGGTCTCTGTTTACCTGACATCACTCCCATAGTCCCCGGTGCGCCAACATTAACAGTAAGTGTCGGATGTGAATTGAAATCATAAATCCCTGTATATATTTTCCCCCCATATTCATGCGGGTTATCAGTCTTTTCTCCTGGAGACATTTTTAACTTATGACCTCCGAAATTAATCTGCATGTCGCCTCCTTTACTTGATTCTTTATCAAGGAATCTCTGCTTGTAATTAGGATAAGCCATAGAGACAAACCTATCCGTATCATCCCATCCTGCCGGTTCATTATCTTTGTTCTGCTGTCCTTGTTCGTGGATATAGGCCTTGGTAGCCTTATCCGCGTATCTATATTGATCTCTGTAGTATTTAACTATCTGTTGTTCTTTCTTCGGGTCCTGAACCTCGGTAGTGATATTATGGACATTCCCCTGCGCATCAGTAATAGGATGTGATTCAACATCCAATTTTGGAGCATTCTTGCCTATGTTAGCGATGAACTTATCTACATCACCTCGCTGTGGCCTCATCACGATAGCATCCTGCAATAATCCTGCCCTGTCACTTATGGTACGTCCATTTAAAACATCCATAAGGTTCTTTTGTGTTGCATCATGGTCTATCCTCTGCTCTCCCTCCGGCAGTTCATTATCTTTCCCCATCGCGGACTGAATCTGATCGTAAACCTGTTTTTGCTGATTCCATTGATCAGCTAATTGCTTTGTCTGTGCATGAAAGTCATTAAGGTTCTTGTATAGTGTTATCTCGGCATCACTCTTGGGATTATTAAGATTGGCACCTTTTTTCATAAATTGCAAGGCTGTTTCATAAGCCTTATTATTCCTTGCCTGGAGTTCGGCAAATCCTGCCTTATCTTCCCATCCCTTCAATTCAACAGGAAGATCATTGAGATATTTAGTGTTACCGGCCTGTTTTTGCTCATACAATGCTTTCTGAATCGCAAATTGTTTGTCTTTGAGACCCTGAACCATCTCAACAGGATTGAACTCATCTTTTAAGACGGGTGCTCCTTGAAAACCGGGATCTATCTTGCCTGCCATGATATTTTATTTTAATGTGCTGATGTTCCTATTTTCCCTAACGCCTTAATCGCTGCCATCACTTCATCCAAGTTGACCCCACTCTTATCTCCGCCATATCCTTTACTACCTCCTCCATTTATTGCATTTATTGCAGAGTTAAAATCAGGTGCCTGTGATGCTGATGCTGCTCCAAACATACCTGAAGCACCGCTAAATGCATTCTGAGGGCCTGCTGTATTTAATGCTGACGCTGTCTGTGCTGCCTGTGCATACTTGTCACCCTGATTATAGTTCCATACCCTGTTCTGTTCCTGTCCCAGAGCAGCAAGACTATTGATGTGTTGACCTTGTCCTGATTGCTGATTCTGAATGTCATTCTGAGCAAGTCCAGCCTGCGCATTTTGTCCTGATGACACCATCTTATTAACTGCACCATAAGCCTCAGAACCAGAACCAAGCTGCGTGGCTGCATTTATCCCTGCTGACGTTGCGCCACCAATCTGATTGCGTGAAATCTCACTCCCAGGAGCTTGAGGAGCCATAGAAAGCCCTTTGGTGTATCCTACCATCTGATTAACGGCAGGTGCTACCGTTGCCGTAGGCCTGGGATTCTGTTCCTCTATTTGCTTTGCCTTATTCATCTGGCTCATCCCAAAAATACCTTTCATTAATGAGGGGATGCCACTTAATAATGATGCTAACGTTATCGGGTCCATGGTTTCTAAGTATTAAACATTTCTTTCGCTTGGTGTTGAAAATATAACCACTGAATTTATTCTGACCTTCTCTTTGTGCTCATCAGTGTAAAATTTCACATAACAATATCTTCCTCTCATCTGCCTGCCATTGAGTTTTGCATCATATACGCTAACAAATGTTCCTGGGGAGTTCTCATCTCTCATTATCTGACCAAAATATACTCCCTCTCTCTTATTCCATATTGGCGCATTGCTTTCCATGAGAGTATTGTTCTCTGATGCCTGAGTAGGTATATGAATATATTTTGCAAGTGACTGTAAAAGATGATCCGCAAATAGAGCAATAGCATTAAATACCTTGATCTTCGTAGGCTCTATGTTTGATACAACTTCTATTTCAGCATACGTGGGAGTGCCTGCCCATGAAAGATAATCCTGTCCTTCATCAATATTCATTATCCAAAGTGTTTGACGATACAAATGTGCAAAGAAATTCCCCAAATGGATATAAGATTCCGTGATTTGATTGATCTCTGAAATGAACCTGCCCTCTTTCTCACTGAATATAAGCCCCCGTACATCATCTCCCATACGGAATGTCACCCATATCTCCTCATACTCATTGTTCGCACCTATCCTCACCTGTAATGCACTACTTCCACCAGAGGTCTGTATCCATCTCAAAAGGTCTTTAAACCATCTCGACATCTTATATTCCGGACTGGATAATATTTTTTGTCCATTAGGATCAGAACGGATAAGAGCACCTTCATTATTATCCCAATAATAAAGATTGCGGTTATTTACCATTATGCTGTCAGGATGCTGACAACCATAATTATCATCCATAGGTCTCATTACTCCCAGGAAAGTATCTGTAAGCGTAAATTGAGACGTTCCATCAGGATTAAAGGTCTGCACCCTGTTTA